CTCCCACACCAACACGGCCCATTCCGGGGACTCGAACCGCAATTACAATCGACTGGCTTTCTCGAACATTGCATCCGTCTCCTGTTTTAAAATGCGACCCGCAGGTCACGTGTGAAAGAACCTTTCGCGCGCACGATGATGTGATCGCGACGCGTGGCCGAAAACCCCAGCCCGCTCAATTGGCGGACCGATTCCCCGGTTTTCATCTTTGCGCCGACCAACTCCAGCACCTTTCGATGGGCGTTGAGGTCCGCGCCTAAGAACTCATTGTAAAAGCCCCGGGCCGTGCCGTCGTTACGGCAGTTGTTCAGCATGAAGAAGTAGTGTTCGTTGCCAATGCCCGAGCCTCCCCAGAAGTTAGGCGAGCGGCATATTGCTGCGACGGGCTGAAATTCCTGCGTCTTCAAGCCCCACAGCTCCCTCGCGGCAGTGGAAGAAGGCAGCGACTTCAAGATGTCAATGCCTCTTTCGCGCGAGTAGTGGAACTCCACCACGGGCACATTCTCGTTGTGCCGCAACGGCTTTTCGTACACGAACCGCCAATGCTCGGTGCCCAGGTACTCCATTTCAATCTCGAAGCCGACGTCAACCGATTCGCGCTTGTTGAATTGGTGCACAAAGAGTTTGTATGTGCCTTCCCGCATTTTGGTGCGCGTTGGATAGAAGATGTTTTCCACCGGGGTGCGACTTTCTCCCCCAACGTTCATGTCTACATCCAACGTGCCGTTCGAAGGGGACCAGACGCGCTTGTTGCGAAATGAGATCTCATAGCCATTCGGCTCGATCATGTGCAAGTCGAGATCGTCCGTATTGAACCAAGCCAACCGGGTGAGCAGATCCCCCGTCACGTTTCCGCCCGCCCGCTTCACGCGCTCCTTTATCGAGTCCGCGACGTCGCCAACGTAAGACCAGCTGAAGGCATTAGGCCACTTGAACAGGGGGCGGGCGGTTGGATCAACCGGGGCGATAAGGCTCACGAGGTTGCCCGCGTGCCGATTCTCGAACAACACCTCCAGCGCCGTCACCCGCGGCAAGACGTCACGGACAAACTCGCTGACGCTCACCTCTTCCACTCGATCGAAGCTCTTCGCGGGCGTCTTCACGGCCAGGGAGTCGAATACATCCGCACCCAGGGCCTGCCGGGTTGTTCTGTCTGCGAAGAGCAGATCATTGATGCTGATGTCCTCCAGGTGCGCGTAGCGGCGCTCCAACGCGGAGAGCAGCCCTAACTCGGTGAGGGTGGCCTTCGCGGCGTCGATTTGCTTCTTCGTGACCAGCGCGGTGGGGCGCTTGTAATTCTGCGGAGCCACAACCGCTTCATACCGGCGCACCGCGGCTTCCAACTCCATGCCGCCCGAGAGGTCAACGAGGAGCGTGCCGATGGCGGTGTTGCGGATCTTCGAGACGGAGACGTGCTGCACGCGAATCGATGCCCACACAAAGATGTGCTTTTCGCTTTCCAGCGCGAAACTTTGCCACGCCTCCTGGGCTTGTCGGAACTGGCGTGTTGCGGTCAGCATCTCCGTGCCGCGATACAACGACCCCTGGGCAATCAACTCCAGCACGGTGTCTACGGCCTCGGAGGACAACTCCTCCAACGAGCGGAAGAAGACGTCATGCAAAGCCCTGGCCTCCGCGAGCTTCGGCCCGATATCGACGCCCTGCGCAACGGCATCCACGGGTAAGTGTACGAAGAAGTGGTGCCATATGGTTGGTAAGGCCGCGGTCATGATCTCTCGATTACGATCGGTTCCAACCGTGCTTTCGGGGTGCAAGAAGATATTTGCAATGGGCCGATCTTTCACCATCGCGGCTAAGGTTGCAGCGACAGTCGCATACGCGGGTTCATCCGTCACGATATCCCAGATCGTGTGCACCTCGCCATCTACGATTGCGACAACATTGCCCAGGGCCTTGACGAAGTGGCGGCAAGCGCTGCAATCGTGCTCGCGCCGCTCGCGAAAGACGGGGTTGCTCCCGGTTGGGAAGGCTGCGAGATACGCCTCCCACAGCTCCTCCCCCGAGACCTCAACACGAAAGAGCGGGAACCCCGACATGCGGGCAAATTGCTCGGCCACGGGGATCTTGAATTTCATGAAGTCCATAGGTCGTCACCTCTCATTGCATTTGGGGTTAATTCAGCGGGCCTCGTCCGGCACGCACAGCTTGCTGCAGTGGACGGATTGAAGTTGATCTTCCGCGTTCATGTATTCCCGGAATATGGGCAGGGTCCTCTGGAACAATTGCTCGCGCAGCACGTCTTCGGCCTTGCGGGCGGATTCCCAATTGGCCTTGGTGCGCTTCCAACGCTGCACGGGCGTCTCGAACGCGGGCGCGGGGATGAGCTTCACCGGGGTGGCCGGAGGACAAGCGCCGCCCAGCAACGTGGACATTGAGAGCGTTGGCTCGGGCGGTGGAGGCGGTTGCTCGCACCCGGCCAGCAGTACGGAAAGAAGAATAACTGTGCGGTTCACTTCGGCTCCTTAATTACAGCGCGATCGATGATGTGGACTCCGAACAACTCCTGCGGGAAGGAGGGCTGGAAATCCGGGTCTTCAGCAGCCTCCTCCAACTCCGCTTCAATGCGGCCCTTCACGAAGGCTTTGAGCGTTTGGTAGTGGATCGCGGCTTTGTCCACCAGCGGGGTGGTGGCCGGGATCTTCGATTGGATGAGCTTCTTCACGAGCGTCGCCAACTTGTCGTCCCCCTTACCGAAAGCGACAACGACGGTGCGCTTGATGATCTCATCGCACTCATTCTTGCGCAGCCACTCGAACGCGGCCCACTCATTCTCCTCCTTAATGCCGGGGTGATACTCGCGCTTCACCTCAATCTCGTGGCCGGAGGTGAGGGTGAGCTTCTTCATGCCGATTGCCGTGAGAGCGGCGGGAAGCTGCACTTGCTCGATGTTGGCGAACACCGCTTTCGCGTCCTCCAGTTGCTTTTCCAGGTCCGCGACGCGCAAACGCTGCTCACGCAATGCGCGGGCCAGGTCTGCAACTTCCGCGAGCGCCTTGGCGGGGATAACTTCCAGATCGCCCGTAAAATCGATTGAGTCGTTCATTTCATTTCCTTCGGTAAAGTTTTAACCCAGCTTCAAAACCTCTCCACCATCATCTTCAAGCGTCGTATCGCCGTCACGATCTGCGGATGAATGGCATTGGCCTCCAGCATCGCGATGTGTTCTCGTAGATACCCGGAGATGAACGGCATGACGTATATGCGGAAGTCTTCGAGCCGCGCCCACTCTCCTCCTTCACTGGGCACCATGATGTCGCGGTGCAGCGATTTATCGTACACGTCTTCGTAACGCGGCAAATCGACACCCAATTCACTAGGCTCGGGCGCTGCGCGTGCATCCACCAGGAGCTGGTGCGCAGTTAGTGCAGCCAGTGCGTAATCATTTATGCAGCCATCTTTCCCTTGGCCGCAGAGCAGCAATCGTTCGAGCAGCTCGAATGGAACCATGATTCTTTTCATCGCAAGCCCTCACGTCGGATCAGTAGTTCCAACTCCAGGCGTTGCTTCACGGCAGCCTCCAGCACAGGAATGGGCCGCGAGTCGCCATGCGTGTCGGTGATCTCGAAGCCGTTCTCCAAGCAACTTAGAATCACGTCCGTGGATATCCGGGCCACAGGGACTCCATCGAGGGTATAATCAAGCATCGGTCGGGTCCTTGATGCGGGAGATAACGCCATGGGCACCGGACACCGCGTAGTGACGTTGATGTTTGGAGACTTCGAGCGCCACCGCAACGTCGTCCACGTCGTCGTTGCCCATCACCCAGGGGCCGATGGGTCCCACTGGGTTCGGCGGGAACCGGATCACGAGCGTGATCTTTGTCTCGGGCTCGAAGAGGGCTGCAAGCTCTTCGAGCTTCAAGGCTAACGCTCGCGCGACGTCGGAGAGGGTTTGCTTGGCCTCGGTATCTTGCTGCATGCTCAGCCCTTTATTGTGGAGCGTAAAACGGTTGCTTGGCCTTTGTCCCCGATCTGCAGCACTAATCGGGTGTTTCCATCCCTATATATGACGCGCCATTGGTCAACGGCCTCCGTTTCATCCGCACAGAAAACCACGGTCCCCTGCTCCGCGGAGGGGTGGGCAATGATATCGCCTTCGTAAATATCTGAACCCGCAAAGTCCTTCCAGGGCGCTTTTCGGATGGTCGGCAAAGGGCCCCCTTTGCGCATTTCACGCACCGCAGCCCGCCACCCTGCGACATAAGCGAGCTGCGGCGAAGGGGTTTCTTTCCCGCCTTTCCACCCCGCGGCCCAGCCGCAGGCCCTGGCCCAAAGGCTTTTCTTATTCATCCGCCTGGCTCCGCATCCATGCGATAAGGTCCCCCACCGAATCCTTGAATAGCTCGCCCAGTTCAATTTTCGCGGCCACAATCCGCAGCACCAACTCGTCCACCGTCCCCAGCACCGGCAGATCTGTGTATGTTACGGACTGCGTGGTGCCGATGCGGTGCGAGCGATCCTCGCTTTGTTGTCGTTGAGTCGCGGAGTAGCCACAGCTGAGATAGGCAACTTGTGATGCAGCGGTGAGCGTTATGCCGACTCCACCTGCCGCAGCGGTGCCGACGAAGAAACGGGTGTCAGGGTCGTTTTGAAACCGGTCAATGCCGATGCTACGGGTGTCTTCATCAATGTCGCCCCAATAAGCCACCGGCCACTTCTTCGACACGTCCATCAGCGCCTTGCACACCGCCTCGCACTCGTGGATGAACCGGCACCAGATGATCACCTTCGCCTCGCGCGGCATGTCCTCGATGAGCCCGAGGAGCGAAGTTATTTTCGGATTGGTGGCGCCGATCGGGTGCAGCGTCTTCCCGTCCGCGGCGAAGAAGCCGCCCGTGATCTGTGCGAGGCGCACCAGCCGGGTGAAGGCGAATTTAATCGTCATCGTCGGGGACTTGCGCCGTTCGGCTTCCAACTCAATGAGCACCTCCTTTTGTGCCCGTCTATAAAGCGCCCGGTGTTCCGCGGGGAGTTCCACCGGGCGAACCTCATAGACTTTTGGCGGCAAGTCCAGGCAATCGGATTTGCGCACGGTGTAGGCGTGCGTATCGATCAAGGTCTTCAACTGATCGAGGTGCTGGTAACGGATCAACTCGGGCCGCGTCAGCACCCGCCCGGTCTTCGGGTCCTTGTGCCCGGTGTACACCTGTTCCCATTGCGCGAAGTGCGCTTTGAAGAGTGCGTAGTCCTGGAACCCGAGGAGATGCTTGCCCAGGAAACGAAACTGAGCGTAAGCATCCAGGGGACTTTCCGTCATTGGTGTGCCGGACAGAAGGCGCTTAATGGGGGCAAACTTTCCGAGGCGCGCGAGCACCTTACTGCTGTGCGCGGAAGGGGACTTTATTGTCTGTGACTCGTCCACGATCATCATGCATCGGTGCTTCAGCAGTAATCGCTGCAGCATCTTCTCGGGCTTGCTGCCCTTCGTGCGGAAGCCCTCCACGTTGAACGCAGCCACCTTCAGGTATTTATCGGTGGGCGCCTTCAAAAAGTCCTCCCAACTCTTCGCCCCTGCGATTGTATTGATCTTCGCCGCAGACCACACCTGCGTGCGAAAGGGAACGGACAGGTGCTTCGGGGCCTCGCGCTCGATCCAATTGCGATGGACCCCGTTGGGCGCAACGATCACGAGGCAATGAATCGGGAAGGCGCCGTCATAGAACCCGCACTCCGCTTCGGCCAATACAACCCAACTCTTCCCCGTGCCCTGTTCCATAAAGAAGGCGAAGCCCTTGCGGCCCCGGGCGCGCTGGAGTGCGGTGTTTTGTTGAATGAGAGGGGTTGTTTTCATGCCTTGAAGCTCAGCAAAACGGAGTAACTGATGGCGCACCAACCCAGCCCAATAACATACCCCACCCACAGCGGCGCCCCCAGATCGAGGGCGCAATACATAGCGACAACCCCCGCGAAGACAGCAGCAATGGCGCGGGGAATGGGCCCGGCAAACTTCCGCCCACCGGGCCCGGGATCACTCAATGCGGCACTCCGCCGCCCGACCGTTGAGGAAACATCCACATGAGGAACATCAACATTGCCCTTACTCCTTTCACCTTGGAAACAGTTGGTGCCTTCCGAGCAACCGCACTCGGGCCATCCACACTCTTTCGGCAGCCCTAGCGCTTGCCGCACATCTTCGAGACGCAGCCACTTTTGCGGGGTTGGATTGACCTTGTCCTTTTCATCCGGGCCCCACTCCATCGAGGGCCACTCTTTCATGCGACCGTAAATGTGGTGATTGCTCGGTTGACAAACGCTGCAGACGTACACCTTCATAACGTTTACCCCTCCCGCTGCGTGAGTGCGTCAGCGAGTTGGGCCGCGTAGGTATCTACGTACGCATCCCCGCCCGCGGGCGCCGCTCCACCTTTCAAACGCCACACGTAATAGTTATTGAGCGCTGCGACCGCTTCCGGCCAGTTCCTTTCATCGATCGCATTGCGCAAAGCGGTGATCGTTGCTGCCGCGTCCATTGAGATCTCCAGAATTTGAATGTCTGCTGAGGCCCCTGCTACCTCGGGCCGTTCGTGAATCCACCAGCGGCCCGCCCCAATACGCCATGCTGGACACGACAAACAAACTTCGAACGTTTGCCCGAGGACGGTGCCGTTATGAGCGCAAGCGGACGCCAGCCCCGCGTTGAACGCAAAACAACTCGGATCGCCGCAAAGGCCCCGACTGTGCCCGTGCTGACATTGCCCCGCATTAGCGCGGACTGAACGTAAATCCAGCAGCACAGCACTAGGCGCGGCAGCCCCGTAACTGCCCCCACACTTCGGACAAACCCACCAGACCCCTCCATTACGTGAAGCGCGCACCAACTGGGGCCGCGTTGGCGTTGATTTACCGGCCTCCCAAAACTGGCAACGTCGGCATCCGTCCGAGAGCAGCCCGAAGCCTTGATCCTCGCAATCGTCATCCGCGATGGCCAATTCATTGCCCGTCACAACACCCTCCAACGGATGAGGGGGCTCTTTCCGAGGTGACACGGTGGAGCATAGGCATGCGGCCAAATCCACCACTTCCCCCTGTGCGAGCAGCACCTGCATTGCCATATGAGCATTGGTTAGTATCGCAGCATCATGTCGGAGTTGGTCGGCAGATCGGTGTGCGTCACCCACCAAGCCAACACGCCCAAGAGGATCACGAAGACGATCCCGGCAACAGTGACCGTTTTTGTTCGACGCGGAGCTTGGTCACAAGGCAACCAATCGCACTTATTAGGGTCTCGCATAGCATTACATCCGTCGTACCCCGGGAGCGGTCGATTGTCCTTGAAAAGATGGCTAAAACAAAATGTTTTCGCTTTTCCATCTTTCCCGCGATACTCGAAGACGTCCGGCGTCCGCCGGAAGGAAAAGGAGCGGGAATTCTATGACCAGTACGACCGGGCGCGAGCCCGATTTGATCGGCACGGGCGGGATGGCCAGGGCCTTGCGAAAGAGCGAAGACCAAGCGTTGGTCTATTCCCGGGCCATGCACGAGCGCCGCGTTCGCGGAGTTATGCGGGCGGACAACGGTCGGTATTACGTCACCCCTGCCGCTCTGGCGCGGATGGTGCGGGAGTTCGGGAGATCGACGCATGTGTGACGGAGACAAGGCATGAGCGCGGAGGACTGGGCGCAAGTGTTTGTGGAGACGTGCTGTGAGGCGGGGTGGAGTGAGGATCGGGCGCTGCTCGTCTTGGAGCGTAATAAGTGGAAATATAACTACGACACGGATGATCCGGAAGAAGCGGCAGAAGAAGAGATGAACTCGCACCGATAAGCGCACGCACGGGGTCTACCAAACAATGAGCGCGATAGCCACTGCGCAGCGCATGATGCGCATATTCCGTGGATATGAAGCCACACATTATTTTGCTGATTTTCTGAACGTCACGCGCAAGGCCAACGGAAAACTTGTCCCCGAATACGGGAAAGTGATTGGTCCGGCGACACTGGAGGAGTTTGAAGCCCATCTCGCGGGCCGCAAGGGCCTGCTCATCGTCCCCGTCACCCCCGAAGGCGTCGCCTATTGGGGGAAGATCGATGTGGACGATTATAAAATCGATCCCGTGCGCGTCGCCTCTTCTATTAAGGCGCACAAACTCCCACTCGTCGTGGAGCGCACGAAGTCCGGAGGAGTGCACCTCGCGTTCTATCCGAGGAAGCCCTGGGTAGGCGACAAGCTGCGTGAGAAGTTGGCCGAGTGGGCCGCGGAGTTAGGCTTCGCACGGGCCGAGATCTTCCCGAAGCAAGATAAACTCGACCCCGCCAAAGACTCCGGCAGCTGCATCAACCTGCCCTACTTCGGCGGCGACAAGGCGACCAACTACGCCCTCAGCGCGGACGGCGCCCGGCTCACGGTGGAGGAATGGTTGAGCGCGATCGAGTCGTTGGACGATCGCCCGGGACACACGACCGGTGTCGCCAACGTCGCCACCGCTGCCGATTTCCTCGCGCAGTTTTGGACAGAGGGGCGACGCGATCGAATGAACATCGCGGTTGCGGGCACTCTTCTGCGGGCGAAGATTGACGAGAGCGCGGTGGAGGCGTTGATCGAAGGGGTGCGTGCCATCACGGGCGACTTCGAGGACGCGCGCAAGTCCGTTGCACACATCGCGGAATCGATTCTCACGGATGCGAAGAAGATCCCGGGATTCACGAAACTCGTGGACCCTGCGGAAGATCTCATGAGCCGCGCGGATGCACTGGAGTTGTTACGGCTCATGGGCGCGAAGCCCCCGCCACCGGCCCTGGCCTTCGAGTTCAAGGCCGTCACCATCGAACAACTCAACGCGCCCCCTCCGCCGCTCGCCTTCACGGTGCGCCCGCTCTTTCCCGCGAAGAAAGTCACGCTGGTCGTGGCCGAAGGCGGCACTGGCAAGACAACCTTCGGCATGCGAGCCGCGATTGCTGTCGCCTCGGGCCGTGAGTTGTTTGGCCTCGAAGTGACGCGAGGGAAGGCGTGCTATGTGGCGATGGAGGAGCAGCCCGACTCGCTGCACCGGCGCCTCCATCGCATTGTGGAGCGGGATCGGGAGGCCATGCGCGCGGGTGGAGCGAGCGAGGCTGCGTTGAATGAGTACACGGAATCGCTGCTGGAGAACTTCTACCCGATCCCCGCGGCGGGGTTCGAGATGATGCTGGTCACGATGATGGCTGGACAGGTGATTCAAAACGCGGGCGTGCTGTTGGCCTTAATAGAGCAGCTGCCTTCGCCGTTAGAGCTGCTGGTGCTCGATCCAATCGCCCGGCTGAATGGGGCCGAGGAGAACTCCAACGCGGTGGCCACAGCAATGATCGGAGCGGGTGAGCTTCTCGCCCGTAGACTCGGGTGCACGGTTGTGTTCATGCACCACACCGGCAAAGCCGCCGCGCGCGAGGGGGACATAAGTCAGTACTCCGCGCGCGGGGGATCGGGGTTGGTGGATGCGGCGCGGTCGTCCGTGCGATTGATCTCCGCCACGATGGAAGAGGCGCGCGCATTCACCAATGTACCAGAAGAAGTTGTCCTGCGTGGGGATCTCGTGCGTGTCGTACAAAACAAAATCAACGACGCCGCCAAGGCCCTGCCCTTCTTCTTACGACGGCAAGAGCTGGACTTCGAGTTATTTACCCCCGAGATCGCCTCGGATGAACAAGCGAGCACGCTACGCTTACGACAGTTGTGGGAGTGGCATGTGCGTGGCGGCATGCGGGCGTTCTCCGCCTCTGAGCTGGACCCGAAAGAAGCTCGTGCCGAAGTCTTCGGCCCTGGTGCCCCTTCCCGACTCGCCATGCGTGAATTAATACGCAGCACCATGGCACGCGGCGATCTCATCGAGGACCCCGCGGTGCGTCGCGGCAATAACCCTCTGCTGCGCTTTCGAGCCGCTTATGCTCCACCGGGAGAGGAAATATGAGCTGTGACGTAGAGGTGAAAGATTACTTGCGATGGAGAATGACACGGGTGAAATCTGCCCATACGAAATTCAGCTTGCGCCTCGTGATCTATTTTAAGCAGCGCAACATCAAAGGCCAGAAGCTCCGCAAAGTGATTCACCTCGGCGGAGACGCCCACCGGTTCCCGCCCGACCAACGCATGAGCTGGGTCCGGGATCACCTCCCAGGGCTCTTACCCGAGCTGGAGGGGTGGGGCGGCTGGAACGAAAACGAGTCGCCCGGGGTCTTTTTGCGTGGCTAATTCGGGCAGGCCCGCCAGGTCCGCCGTGGGTCCGCCGTGGGTCCGCCGTTTTTCACAGGATCAGGGGTCAGGTCCGCGGTGGGGGGGGGTCCCCTATAGGGGCCCCCCGCGGCGGACCCAGATCCCAGCGGAAAATTGGGGGTTGAGGTCCGCCGTGCAAGGCGTCCTTGGGCGCCGTGTGCAGCCCTGTGCATTTTCGCCCGGGAGGTCCGCCGTGGGTCCGCCGCGCCCCTGGGGTTATTGGATTTATTGCTGAGCTTTAGCTTATGGCCAAGCCTATTCCCCTCCGCCATCTTTCCGCGGATACTCCCGCCCCGGGTTCAGGCGGGGTCCCTGGGTGTCAACGCAGACAGCGGTGCGCGAGAACGAAAACAACCAATGGTTTTTGGTGCAAACCAAAATTGCCTGCGAGCCCGCCGTCAACGCGCATCTTCAACGGCAAGGGTATGCCGCTTACTTCCCACGCACGGCACGGCGTGCGCGATGCCGAAGTGATGGGCGCCGAGTTCGGCGTTTGCTGCCGCTCTTCCCTCAGTACGTGTTCTGCGGTCTCGTGGTTGGCGAGCAATGTCTGGGCCCGGTGAAATCAACTCGTGGCGTGCTTGGCATCGTGAAGTTTGGCGCCGAGTATGCGGTGGTGCCCCCTACGGTGGTGGAAGGGCTGCGGTTGCGTGCAGACCCGGTGAGTGGGCTGCACAATTGGGCTGAGGAGAAACGATTGCAGCCCGGAGATCCGGTGCGCATCGCGGATCATGCTGGACCGTTCGGGAGTTTGGAAGGCATCTTCAAGGCGGAGTGTGGGTTGGGCCGAGTGCTGGTGCTGTTGCACATCCTCGGCAAAGAAACCCCGGTGAAAATTTCTGAGGCGCTGGTGGAGTTTGTCCAGCACTCGCGAGTGCGCTGGAGCGCTTAAGCAGCGTTCGTGCATGGCGCATCTTTGATGCGATGGGATGAAAACTTTTTCGAGATTGAACGGCGCCCGCTGGGCGCGGAGCGTCCGTGAAGCATTATGGCGGCCAAGAAGAAACAAACTCCCGCGGAACGGCGGGCACAGAACAAGAAATCAACTCCTGCGCGTGAGCGGGCTGCTGAGAAGCGTGCCGAGGAGAAGGCTGCACGGCGTCGGGTGAAGCGGGCGGAGTTCGATGTGGCGGGAGCGGTGGAGAGGGAGCGCCAGCGTGATCAAGCGCAAGTCGATCTGGATCGCAGGTTGGAGTCGGGGCGTCGCCCTGGACGTCCGAGCGATTACACCCCCGAGTTGGGATTGCGCATCTGTGAACGTATTGCCAGCAGCACAATCTCTATTGCTCGGCTGTGTGAAGAGGACTGGATGCCAGCGTATATCACGATCGCGAAATGGCGACGGGATGTGCCGGAGTTTGATTCCTCATTCACACGCGCGCGCCATGATCGCGCAGACTTGTACGCTGAGGAAACGAAGGACATCGCTGACACTCCGGTGATTGGCGAGAAGACGAAGATCAGTCAATTCGGGGTGGAAGTCACGCGTGGCGATATGATCGAGCACCGCAAGCTTCAGGTGCAAACGCGGCAGTGGCTCGCTTCGAAGATCAACAAGAACGTTTACGGCAATGCGGTGGAAGTAACCGGTGCGGGTGGCGGGCTGGTCACGCCTAACTCGCCGGACGAGATGAGTGATGCTCAGTTGGCGGCCATTGCGAAAGCGGGCCAACCAACTTCCGAGCCCGAAGAGTAGCTCAGCTCTTCAAAGTCAATCGCTTCGGATTCGAACGTTGCACGAGTTGCGTGTCTTCTCGGGCTGCCTATTCGGATTTGACCTTTTCGCGCGAGACCCCCTCTGGTGCTGGAGGGCTCAAACGAGGCGATTGACTTTGGGGTATTGATTTGCAAAACGGAGAACTCATTTATGATCAATGGCTCGGACGGGGCACCCTTGCCCACGAAGACGGAAGTTGAAGTTACGTTTCATTGCATGATGCGATCTAACGGCGCTAAGTTGGTTGTGTTCACGAAGGCGGGCGCGTACATCGGGGATGTGGAGTTCGAAGGTACGAACCCGCTGGCCTACCCGGTGCTGGCGGCAGTGATGCAGCAATTCGTGCAGTCTACTCAGTCGGCTGTGCAGACGGCTCCGGCATCCGTATTGGCGGGCCTCGATCGGGCGACCAAGCGGTGAGCGTTGTGTTCGAGTGGCCGAAGTTCGATGTGCATGCGCCGTTCGATGCTCCGCTGCGGATGCGTGAGTTGCATGCCAAGCGTGAGCACGAGCAGGCAATGGAATACATGCGCAGTGAAGAGTTTCGACGTCTCATAGAGCCGATCGTGAAAAAGGCATATGAGACCATGCGTGGCGGCCCGGTGGGTGTTGCTGGTCGAACGGTGTGACGTTCTCCTTCGCCGTGCGCTCAGTGCTGAGCTACCCCCTCGGTATGATCCTGCCGGGCCGCCACGCATGGCGATGAGTCCACAGCACGCGTTGCTGCTGCCGGAGCCCTATGTAGGTGTGCACCAGCCCCTGACCCCTGCGCAAGCGGCCCAGCACCTTCTGAATCGACGGCTGTCGCGTACGGATGTGGTGACGTATGCGGGGGTGATCTCCGTACCGGGAAGACCGGTGCGGGAGGAAGATCCGGATTGCGAGTTGTTTCGCCCGGTGGAGACGCACCTCGCGGAACACATGGTGTTGATATTGCGGGCCATGGAGCGGACCTTCGCGAGGCGCTATGGGCGGTTGCTCATAATGATGCCGCCCGGTGGAGGGAAGACCACTTATGCCTCGGTTGTGTTCCCCTCGCATCATCTGGGTGCGCATGCGGGCTTCCGTTTGGGGCTGGGGAGTTATGGAGACGATTTGGCGTTGAAGATGGGCCGCAAGACGCGGGCCGTTATCCAGCAGCCACGTTACAAGTCGATCTTCAAAACCGAGTTGTCACGCGACTCGCGAGCGGGCAACCAATTCCAACTCACCAATGGGTCGGAGTACATGGCGGCCTCGATCGGGGGCGCTTTTCCCGGCAACCGGCTCGATGGGGCGATTGCGGATGATCCAATCAAGGGCCGCACCGAGGCGAGTTCGGAGACGGTGCGGGCCACGACGTGGGATGAGTACAAAGACAACTTTGTAACGCGCCTCGTGCCGGGCGGCCCCATCGTGCTCATCATGACGCACTGGGATGAGGAAGACCCCGCGGGGCACATTCTCCCGGATGGGTGGAGCGGGGACTCGGGCATGTTCGTCGGCAAACATGACGGGTTGGATTGGGAAGTGTTGTGCCTGCAGGCGAAGTGCGAGACCACGACCGATCCATTGCACCGGAAGATTGGGGAGTATTTTTGGCCGGAGTGGTTCGATGCGAAACACTGGCAACAGTTCGAATCGGACATCCGCTCGTGGAACTCTTTGTATCAGCAGCGCCCCCGTCCATTGGAGGGCGCATTCTTCGCGCAAGAAGACATGCTGGTCAATGGCAAGCCGATCGAAGATCCACAGCGTGTGGATTACGTGTACGCGATCATTGACTCGGCGATGAAGGACGGGAAGCCGCATGATGGGTTGGCCGTTATGTTCTTCGCCCGCAGTAAGCTCAATGTGCCGCTCAATCCACCGCTCGCGGTGCTGGATTGGGACCTTACGCAGATCAAAGGCGCCTTCCTCAACGAGTGGCTGCCGAGTGTGTTCGTGCGTGGACAGCAGCTCGCGAAGGACTGCTCCGCACGCTTAGGGTTCATCGGTGCTTTCATCGAGGACAAATCCTCGGGCACCGTGCTCCTGCAGCAAACCAAGCATCAAACTTGGGTGGAGGCGCATCCCGACTGGGCCGCGCACGCGATCCCCGCGGACCTCACTGCGCAAGGTAAGAAGGGTAAAGCGATCAATGTCGCGGGGTATGTGCACGCGGGGATGGTGAAGTGGACCCGCAGAGCGTGGGAGAGAGTCTGCACCTTCAAGGGCGTCACCAAGAATCACGCCCTCGGCCAAGTGCTCAAGTTCTCCCCTGACACGAAGGACACGGACCCGGATGATTGTTTAGACGATTTCACGTATGGAGTCGCATTGGGGTTGGGAAATCGAAAAGGATTCTGAAGGCATGATCGATGCATACTTCAAACTCGCCGTCATCCGACAGGTGCGAGCTTGGTTGCTCGATGGAGGGGCCACGCACTCCGTGCTGCAGGATCGTTGCGATTTCATTCAGTGGGGGCCGGGTGGAGCGTGTCGTTGTTTCGGGGAGCGCAACCACTCCGGCAAGCATGAGTATCCGGTGTGCAATTGAAAGAGGAGAAAAGACCAATGGCGAAGATCAACGCAGATGAAGCGATCGAATACGGCACCACGCTCGTCAATGCGGGAGTCGCGGCGAAGCGGTGCGGGCTGACGGAGTTTGATTTGGCGGAAGCCGCCCGGCCCGATGTGCAAGAGGCAATGGAGCAATGGGCGAAGGACAAGGCGAGCCCTCCACCGCCCGCGAAGGACTAACGGTAAACGGGCCCCTGGCCAATAGGTTCAGGGGCCCGAGCCGCTTATCCAACTCACCCGAGGAGTTTGCACCGTTGCAACTGAAACGTTTATTCCTTACGCTGGCTGCGCTGTTCACGCTGGCGTTGCCTGTTTTTGCGAATCCTCCCACGCAGTCGTATCACCTCGTGCTCACGCCCTCGGGGAAAGCGGATTCGAGATTCCCGGATGGTAACGATGCTGCATTGCTGCACTGGGCAACGATCCCCGATATAACGGTCAACAACGGATCGAGTGGCAGCGTTAACCTGCGTTCGTTTTTGACGGAGCCGGGATCTCCGAACGCGGCACTGACGGTGGGGTGCACGACCTCGGCGCTGCCTACGGGCGGGTTCAGCTTCGCGGACCCAACGCTGACCTACACCACCACGACGACAACCGCGGTGGTGTGCACCGCAACCGCGACTCGTACGGGCGGTTCACCAGTCAACTCGTTTCAATTCAACTTAGTTTCCAACTCGGCGGCTGCTGCAGACACCACAGCGCCAATGACTCCGTCGATTGTGTCGGCCATATGTTCGACAACGACGAGCTGCGCGGTAACGATATTGCCGTTGAGTGATCCTTGCGTATCGGGGGCGTCCACCTCGGGGCTGAAGGACATTCGCCTCTACCGCAACGCGGCGCTGATCAATACGCAGACCGTGAGTGTGGGCCTCAGCCCTTGCTTAGTTCCAACTTCGATCGGTAATGCGAGCAGTGTTTCGACCTCGCAGACCGGGGCCAATTGGCAGGCCACGCTGACCTCGGGAGACTTTTACAGCACGGCCAGCAATGGTGTGTTGCTGACGCCTGCGGTCTCGTTGTCGGGCGACTTGGACATTGTTACCTACACCTCCAGCTTCCCGACCACTAATTACTCCTTCGCCAAGATTGGCCCGATCTTCGCGAAGACGTTGGATTCACCGCAGCAGGCGATCTGGGGCGTGCAGTTCCCGGTCACGGCGGGGTTGGGCAACGGCGTCAACCTCGAACAACGAGCCACGGCGGGTGGAGCCGCTACGCAGCAAGCGCGCGTGGCCAACGTTGGCCCGGGTTGCCTGTGGATGCACCGCACCGCGGCCACCAGTACGTTCCAGCTCTATAGCTCCCCGGATTGCAACTCGTGGGTGACGCGCCAGTCCTCCACGATGACGCTGGCAGACCCGGTCTTCCCAGGGGTGATGTGGGGGCAGACGAATGCAGCGGCGATGACCGTGACGCAGCGCGTCTCCATCAATAACCTTGCGCAGTACACGTTCACCGATACTGGACGATCGCCCAGCACGACCTACACATACACGGTCGATGCACGCGACAACGCGAGCACGCCGAATGTGTCCACGATCTCGGCGGGAGTGGCCGCTACAACGCAGGGATCGGCGCCCGCGGTGGAGGCGTGGCCTCGATTGGGTGCGGTGGTAACGGGCGGCAGCCCACGTGACTATTGTTCAGACCCGTCTGTCCAGTGGCAATCGCGCATGTCGGTTGTTATTACGAATATATGGAACGGGTGGCAAGCCACTTGCACGGTTCGCACCTGGGGACAGAGTGTGCAGGCGGTGCACGATCAATCCCCGCTGAGCGTTCCAACGCGCATCTTCTCTTATTACAATGCCACCCAGGGTTCGAACTCCTCTAGTGGGGTGGATGCGAACTTGAATGCGGCCATGAACGCCAACAACTGGTGGCTGCGCACGACATACCCGTCTGGATCAATAGTGCCGGGGTTCTGGTCTTCGAGTTTGAATGTCTTCAATTTGTATTATCCGGGCGGCAACAACGATGGTGCGGGCCGCACGATGTGGCAGTGGCTCGGGCGGTATTTCCTGGATGTGAACTATTGCGGCGGGTGCAGTGGGCTCGCTACGAGCGGCAACGCTGCGGCGCCAGCCCTCGCGGGCGTTTATGCGGATGACTTGGCCCACAGTCCACAAGTAAGTGGCGACTTCAATCGTGACGGCACGTCGGACAGTTCCGGGAATCAAACCTTTTGGCCCGGGTGGCGTGTGGGCGGAAGGCGCATCATGGATGAGATCACCACTATAACGCCCACGCTGAAGAAAGCGGCGAATGTGGGCGGCGCATACAGTGATTCGTCCATCGCGAATGGCGCTGAGTTCATCGGGTACTATGACGTCGTGTTCATGGAAAACCTGATGGGCCAGCAGTATTTGGAATATTACAACGGGTTCGATGGAGTCGTGGCCGGGGAAATCAATGAGTTCAAACTCCTGAACCCCAACGGCCTCAAGCAAGCGATCTTCAACCATCACATCAGCGCCGCGAATGGCACAGACTACTCCGACGCCACCCCTTATCGGGCGGCATGGTATGGGATGACCACGGCTTGGGTCACGAACGACGGTTATTACTCCGCGGACATTGCCGCGGGCCTCAACTTCACCCAATACAACATCAACGATCGCGTATGGTTCGATTACTACGCAATCAACCCCTCCACGGGCGTGCCGGTGAGCATGGGGAGCGCAACCAACTCCTCGCTGAAGTGGCTCGGAGCCGCCACCGGGGCGATGCAAACGGTTGCGGGCACCGGGACGGATGGCATTCGCATTCGCTTCTATGCGAACGGCTTTTGTGCGGTGAATCCGAAAGGCAACGGCACGCAGGGGCTGACGACAGCCGCGGTTGGAGGAGCGGGCCTGTATGAGCGCGTGCACGGTACGCAGCGACAAAGTTGGGATGACGGCACAACGTTCAACAGCACGCTGTCGATGCCCGCGCGAGACGGGATCTGCATGCGCAAGCTCTATATGTGGCTGATGCTGCTGTTGCTACCGAATCTGTGGCGCCGACGTCGGGCTGCGAATGACGATTTTTTCAATGCGCGAAGGAGGGCAGCATGAACACTCGTGTATTCTTGCGTGGAGTGCTGTGCGCCTTAGCGCTGACATTGTTCGTGCCACGCTTGGCACTCGGCACAGCGAGTGTTTTGCAAACCGGCCACGCCGAGACCGCGAGCGGCGTGGCGACGTTCACTGTGACCCCAACGGGCTTGACGGCGGGAAGTCTGGTTGAGGTCTGCTCTGAACTCAACCGCAACAATACGGTCAGCTCGGTCAGTGGCTCGGTCAACGGGAGTTACACGGTAACGGGAGCGGATGCGGATGACGGAACCGCGCGACGGTTGTCTTGTTGGCGGAAGGAGAACGTTGCGGCGGGAAGTGAAATAATCACCTTCACTTACAACTCCTCCACCAGTGCCCCGGGCATCGCGTGGGTTGAGGTTGGAGGGGTGAAAACCAGCTCCGCGTTGGACATCGCTGCGAGTGGACGCGCACAGACGACGCCAACCACGGGTACGGATCTCGTGGTGAGCAATGCAGCCACGAGCACCGCGCAACCTGCCATCATTATTAGTTTCAGCGGTGCGGTGTTCGCCAATGGACCTGCTGCAGGCACCGGGTTCACTAGCGCGGCCCTGGTCGATTGGGGCGGCACGGGCCCGGGTGGACAGGTCCGTATTGAGTCCAAGCGCATCACGGCCACGGGGTCGCAGACCTCTACTTTCACTGCCACCTCCAACGTGACGCACCTCACCACGATGGCGGTGTTCGATGAGCTGACGGTAACGAATCCAACGTTCACTTCCGCGCCCGCGTTCTCTTCACGCACCACCAGCTCGATAGTCGATGCATCGACTGCGAGTGAGACGGGTACGTATTATGGCGTGCTGGTCACCAGTGGATCGGGCGCACCGAGCTGCACCCAGGTGAAGGCGGGCCAGGATAGTACCAGCTCCTTCGCGTATGCGGCCAACAGTGTGGCGGAGACGGCCACAGTGAGCGCGAACCTGACTTTTGGATCGTTGACGAGTGGGACGGTGAAGGACGGTTACTTTTGCGTGCATGGCACGGTTAGTAATCTGGACAGCACGGTCTCTTCGATCCTGAATCAGTACAAGACGCCCGCATTCTCTGTGGCTCCGTCCGTGACGGCGCGCAGCACGACCTCGTACACCGTGGGGCAGACGCTTGATGGTGCGGGCTCGGTGGCCCTCGTCACATGCAAAACGCCCGACACCGCCCCCACGGGCACCCAGGTGAAAGCGGGCCAGTGCACGGGGAACGTCACCGCGACCTCTTCCGCCACCAAATCGACAACGGGCGCCGACACGGAGACCTTATCCGGGCTGGACACGACCATTCGCCCGATCTATACGGTGTACGAGGTGGGCACCTATGGCTCGATTGATTCCGCGGTGACGGCGATAGCCTCACAGTTGTTGTCGGCTCCCGCGGGCCAGCAATACATTGTGGCTGCGGCCCTCCCGTGGCCCGGAGGCGCGAATTCGGTCTTTGCGAATATATCCCCCGCGGTCGTCAATGGGGACGTGTGGCAAGCGCCGTTGGTGGCGTCTCCGAGCCCCAGCAACTATGCCATTACACAAGGCACCGATGGCACCTTTCAGATCGCCACCGCGGGGGATCAATCGCGCCAGTCTTTCGTCTCCAACGTGTATGACGTGTCGGTGGATGCTTGGTCTGGAACGTTCACCTCGTACGTCAACGATCAATCACCCGTTTGTACGGGGCTGCCTTCGAGCCCTGGCGGCGCTCCCGGAGTTACGACAACGCAGACGGGCGTAGCACTAACTCCGATCGATTGGAATACGTTCTTCACGGATGCGGAGAACGATGCGCTCACAATTTCGCTGTCGCCTTCGTCCTTGAACTCGATCCCCTTGAACTTGGGGCTGAGCAGCGGAGTATTGTCGGGCTCGATCGCCGCAGCGGGCACCTCGTTGCTGACGTTTCGAGCGACAGACATTGCCGCGGAGCACACGGACTGCGCCGCTTGGTCGATTTCAGCATTCACCACGGTCACCGTGCCGTCGGTTGTTGGGCAGAGCTTCTCCGCGGCTAGCAGCACTTTGACGGGGCTGCAGTTGACCGTGCCCGCAGAGCAACAGATCTACCGTTGCCGTCGAAAGACCGCATATGACCAGATCCTGAATCAAACTCCCTCCGCTGGCGCCGTGGTCAACCCATTCACGACCATGCAATTGACGGTCGCCAAGGCTTGTGCATTCTTCAACGCTCCGGTGGTCCAATGAGCATACAAACATTGCCTATTGAGAGTTCGGTCACAATCCGGATTCTCGTCAATGCGCCGGACACAGGGCTGCCTGCGCCAGCGGACTTCGCCCCAACAATCGATATCTTCGATGGGGCCTCTGCGGTGCCCGTGTTGGCGGGCATTGTCTCCGCACCAGTGGGGGCGATCGTTGGGGATTATTCCGCGGTGCTGCCGTTCACCACAGCCAACACGTTTCAGACGGGTCACTCGTACACCGTGAAACGATATGTGACGATCGGTGGGGACGTCTTCACATACTCGGACGGCACGTATTTGCTGACCGCGGTGAATGTGGCGCAGTCCGTGGACAACGCAACCGGCATTGCGGCCATCAAGGCGAAGACCGACAACTTGCCTTCAGACCCCGCGGACGAATCGCTCATCATTGCGGCCACCACGGCCCTGGCCAACTCGATTGCGGCCCTGGCCGCGACTCTCGGGGCGCCCGTAACTACGATCGCGGGCGACATTGGGGCGGTGAAGACAGTGAGCGATACGCTGTCAACGCGGTTGACGCCCACTCGGGCGGGATACTTGGACAACTTATCAGCGGGCGCGGTGGCCCTCGCCACTACGGCGGCTGCGATCAAGGCGAAAACGGATAACTTGCCCGCGGCGCCGGCAGACGAAACATTGATCATTGCGGCCACTAATGGCATTGTCGCCCTCATCAATGCGTTGACGGCCACGCTTGGCGCTCCCGTCACCACGATCGCGGGCGACATTGGCGCGGCGAAAGCGGATACAGGGACGTTGATCACGCGGCTCACGGGCGCGCGAGCGGGATTCCTGGATAACTTGTCTGCGGGTGCGGCAGCGCTGGAGGCCACTGCCCAGTTGATCAAGGCGAAGACGGATGGGCTGCCCGCGGCCCCCGCGGATGAAACGGCAATCATTGCTGCCATCACCGCGGTCATGACTCGATTGGGTGTGCCTGCGAACGTTACCATTGCGACCGATATCGCGGGATTGGGCGCGAGACTTCCGGATGTGTTGGTGGGTGGATTTTTGAAGGTGGTGGTGCAGCAGATCGCCAACGGGGTTATCACGACGCCAGCTTTCGCGGCCAACGCGATCGACGCCACAGTGCTGGCGGCATCCGCAGCGACGGAGATCGCTACCGCGGTGCGCAACCTCGTCGTTGAGGTGAATGGCAACCGTACATTGCAGCAGGCTCTCTCCATCATCCTCTCCTTCGCCGCGGGCATCACGACGGGCGGAGGCAACACGCTCAAGGACCCGAGCGGCACGGACGTTCGTATAGCGGCAGTGACGAATTCGAGTAATGAGCGCATCGGCATCAACTTGACACCGAGCCCGTAAGTGCCTCATGGGTTACCTAGCTTCAAACTACCTACCGGCGCACTACTTCAACACGCATTACTTTGCGACGGAGGGAGGCACCTCTCCGCCCGGGTTGGATGCGCAGTTTGGTTTTGCAGACATCAATGTGTACAGCACCACGGGGCTGCCCGTCGCGCGCTCCGCGTTCATTGAGAAGTCCGCGTGCATCGTGACCATTGGTTACTTCAATGGGCTGGGGGCGCCGTTCGTGCCCAATATTGTGACATATCAAGTGCTCGATGTGATCAGCAAAAAGATCCTCGTGCCCGCCACGGCGCTGATCCCGGCCTTGATCAATAAGATCACCATCACCGCCGCCCAGAACGCTATGGTTAGTTTGACGCGGGACTCGGAAGGGCACCAAGTGCTCTTCCAGATAACGGACGCCACGGGCAACGTTAGTTACGCGCTGGATGAATACGACTTGCTGCGTGTGCCGGGAGCGGTGTAATGGCCACCGACACGCCCACCGGGATCTTCGCAGGCTTCAACGGCTCGGCACTATCGACCGTGCTGAAAGACTTGCTGATGGAGGACAGCATTGAGCCAGGCTCGGATGCGTCCTACCAGTTGTGCAAAACGCTGTACCTCTATCACCCGCTGGGGCAGAAGATGGCGGACGCGCCATTGACGATGGCCCAGAGCCAAGCCCGCACGATCACCGTGCAAAGCGCTCCGGACGAAGTGGTGAAGGCGTTCACCGATCAATGGGACAAGGACAACTGCGACGGTTATATCCACAACGTCTACAGTTTGTCCCGGGTGTACGGCATCGCCTCCATCACCCTCGGGTGTGAGGGGAAAGCGGCGGATATTTTCCTGGAGCCTGCTGAGTATTGGCAGCTGCCTTTGTTCTTCAACGTCCTCGATCCTCTCAATACCGCGGGCTCGCTCGTACTGAATCAGGTGCCGACTGCAGCGGACTTCAACAAGCCCGTCGCGGTGCGCACCAATGGGGCAACGTTTCACCGCTCCCGGTACCAAGTGGTGATGAACGAAACGCCCGTGTATCTTGCATACACCACTGCGGCATTCGGATTCGTTGGCCGTAGCGTGTACCAGCGGGCCCTTTTCCCGTTGAAGTCGTTTGTGCGATCGATGATTGCAGACGACATGATAGAAACGAAGCTCGGGCTGCTCGTCGCGAAGCAGGAGCAATCGGGCTCGGTGCTGGACGCGGTGATGGCGAAGATTGTTGGCCTGAAGCGCTCCTTACTGAAGCAAGCGCAAACGGGCCAAGTGTTGTCGATCGGAGTTGAGGAGGATATCGAAACCCTCAACATGATGAATGTGGACGGGGCGGGCGGATTCGCTCGCACCAACATCCTGAAGAACATCGCCACAGCCGCGGATATGCCCGCGAAGCTGTTGGAGAATGAGACGCTGGTGCAAGGATTCGGAGAAGGCACAGAGGATGCGAAGAATATTGCGCGGTATGTCGGGTCTGTGCGCAAGAAAATGGACCCAACTTACCGCTGGTTCGACAACATCGTGCAGTACCGGGCGTGGAATCCGGACTTTGTGCTGCGGATGCAAAGCAAATACCCCCAGCAGTACGGTGGGCGCTCCTATTTCGACGTCTTCGCGGAGTGGCGGGCAACGTTCACCGCAGAGTGGCCTTCGCTGCTGATCGAGCCGGAAAGCGAAGAGGTGAAGGTTGAAGACACGAAGTTGAAGGCCATCACCTCGGTCGTGGAAGTGCTGCTGCCGGAGATGGACCCAGACAATAAGGTGCGCGTGATCGAGTGGATGGCGAACAACCTGGGCGAGAATAAGCGCATGTTCGCGCATGACTTGATCCTGGATTACGTCGGCTTGGGCGAGCACCAAAACGAGCAACTGGAAAACGAGCGCGCCAACGAAGAGGCGCAACGAGAGGCTGCACGCCTCGGACTCAATGCTGGCGAAGCCGAGCCGGGTGAAGGTGGGGAAGAGGGTGCGCCGCCCGGGAAGAAGGGGGACGAGAAGCAACCCCCGGTGCGTAAACTAGCGGCGATGAAGTTGGCGGGAAAGAAGTAGCCATTTGGCCAAGTTCTCCAGCCAGTTCTACACCGTGCTCACCGACGCCGTGGCAGACCTCGCGGAGCATGGCTTCGATTCGCAGAAGCGCTTGGACGCCTGGCTCCAACGCCTGGAGATCGCGGCCCGTGGGGCCTTGGTGGACCCCTCGGTGCTGCAGCGCGAGGTGTGTGAGGCGTTGGCCCAGACCTACAAGCGCACTGTGGAGGGCCGTGGGCTGGTGCGTTTGCACAAAGGCGTGAGCGAATTCACCCTGGCCTCCATTAAGCCGAAGCTGCGTGCGGAGCTGGATAGACGAGTGCTGGCCTCCGCGCAGTTGATAAAGCTCAACCGTGAAGCCTCGATCCGTCGCACCTTGCAGCGCTTCGCGGGCTGGGCCACTTCGGTGCCCGCGGGCGGTACGGATGTTGTACAGCGGAAGAAGACGGTGGACTCGGTCCGCAAAGGCATTGCTGCGCTGCCGTTCGAAGAGCGTCGAGTGGTGATTGATCAGGGACACAAGCTCAACTCCGCGGTGAACGATATCGTGGCCCGGGATGGAGGTGCGATCGCCGCGAAGTGGCGTCATGTCATGGAGCGTGGGGCCGGGTACAAACCGCGTCCGGAGCACGTTGCTCGCAACAACTTGGTCTATGTGCTGCGAGATTGCTGGGCGATGCGCGACGGATTGATGAAGCTCGCGGGCGCCCAGTACTCGGATGAAGTGACGCAGCCCGGGGAAGAGGTCTTTTGCCGCTGCACGTACGAGTATCTGTACAACCTGCGTGATCTTCCGCCCGCCATGCTTACGGTGAAGGGCCGTGAGGAGTTGGCGCGGGTGCGGGCGCAGATTGCGGGCTGGCGATGACGGCCATTGTGTACACGCACCGCTTCCAGCCTACAGGGCTCGCGGGGTCCGCCTGCCAAGTTTGCCGTCAGCACCCATGGTATCGATTGCATCAAGTCGATGGCCGTCCAATTTCCCGTTGGGCCTTTGTCGCGAGTCTCGGGTGCAAGGCGATACGGTAATGGATAAGCTGGATCAAATATTGTCCAAGTGCGATGCGGTTGGCGCGACACACTATTCAATTCCTAACTCTTCGGTCATCTGTGGCAGCAACAGCAAAAGCGCCACGACTGATAAGGGGGCGGTGACATGCAAACGCTGCCGCCACCTGATGGGTTGGGATGTTGCGCGAAAGGATGCGCAATACACGCACAAGGTTGAAACAAACTTTGGCGGCTTGGCCAGTGAACACGGTTCGCGCGCGTTGGCCGAGAAAGCAGTCAGGCGGTATGTTTCCCAAAGCAACGGCAAGTTGACCGAGAAGGACTTCCCCATCAGCGAGATTAAACGTCCATGATTCGCGCTGCCGGCACTTTGTGTGTAGACCCCAATGGCCACGTTCTATTGGTGCATCGGACAGACGGCCAGGGTTGGTCCACCCCCGGGGGTCACATAGAAGACGGCGAGTCTGCACAAAGGGCCGCGCAGCGCGAGCTGGAAGAAGAGACCAAGCACGAAGAGAAGCTCGAAGCCTTGCTGCCTTGGACTCGACGCATTAAAGATGGGGTAGATTTCACGACGTTCCTGGTCAAAGTGCCGGAACAGTTCACACCTCGGCTCGATGGCGAGCATGATCAGTTCCGTTGGGTCGATCGCCACGTGGCCCTGGACTCGATGGAGCTGCATCCGGGTGTGAAGGTGGCCCTGCTGCTCCCGGATCTGGATGAGTTAGGGGTTGCGAAGGCGATCCGGGCGGGGGAGCTGATGAGCCCCTGGCGGTACAAGAATGTGCTGTTGATCGCGTTGCGCATCACGGGCACCGGAGCCGCATACCGTTTGGCGGAGAAGGAGTTCGTTTGGCGGGATGAGTCGTTGTATCTGAACGATGAGTTCCTGCAACGGTGCAATGGGCTGCCGGTTATCTGGGTGCACCCGGAAAATAAACCGCAGCTCAACTCCAAAGAATTCCACGACCGTATCGTGGGAACCGTTTTTCTGCCCTACATACTCGAAAACGAGGTGTGGGGCATTGCCAAGATCTATGACGACGGAGCGATGGCGGTGTTGGAGGAAAACACGCCCAAGCTGTCCACCTCTCCATGCGTTGTACTGCGGCCTGATGGCAGCAGCAGTAAGTATCGGCTGCAGGATGGATCGATCATTTTGATCGAAGGCAAGCCTGCCCTCCTGGACCATCTCGCGATTGTTGAAGTCGGAGTTTGGGACAAGGCGGGTGAACCGTCCGGTGTACTCAATCAACTAGAGGATCCAAAAATGCCCGAAGCAACACTTGCGCCTGCCGCTGCTGCGCCTCCTGGAGAGGCAAAGTCCGACAGTGACGTGAAACTCGACAAGATTCTTACTCACATGGACTCCTTCCAGGTGTCGCACAAAGCTCTCGCGGATGGCCAAGCGGCGCTTTGCTCCCGGATGGATGCCTTCGAAGCGGCTCACAAGCCCGCGGAAGGTAAGGAGCCCGTGGCCCCCGCTGCTGTCGCTCCGGGCGGAGAAGCCGCACCTTTGGCCGTGGACCGTAAGGACGGAGAAGCGCAGCCCGGCAAAGAGAGCGAAGGTGCCGCACTGGCATCCGAGCGCGATCCCAATCACCTTCAACCAGCGGACAGTGCCATGGCGGACAGCAACTCGAAGCGCATCAACGAACTCGAAGCGCAGATCAAGACGATGAACCAGCGCATCCCGACCGACATGCCGGAAGAAGACCGGCTGAAATTCGTCGCGGTGCAGGAGCGCGCCGAGCGTGTTGCGCAGGCGTTCGGTGATGCCCAGGGCGCCCCTCGTTGGCTCCATGGGGAAACGCTCGATCAGTATCGGCGCCGGATGGCCAACAAGTTCCGCACGCACAGCCCCGCGTGGAAGGACATCGACATCACGCCGTTCGCTGGGGCGACGCTCGTGCCGGTGGAAACTCAGATCTACGCAGACGCGATGAATGCAGCAATGCACCCCTCGTCGGTGGAGGGTGGGCAGCTGCGCCAGGTGATTGAGCAGGACGCTACGGGCCGCCGCATCAAGAACTTTTACGGTGACCCGGAAGTGACGTGGGGACCTTTCAAACTCCATCCGCGACTCGTGTCCGATCTTCGCACCAAGTTCAACTGAGTTTCTCTTCCCCTCACTTCACATCCAATCGTTGTGCGCCGTTACGCGCACCCCGGCTAACCGGGTCAGGAGTTTACTATCATGCCAGGCATCACAATCAACCCGGCCCTGATGAGCAATGCAGCCGGGGGTTTCTTCACGTCCAGCGATGGCTATGTGCAAGGAACCGCACTCGATAGCCCAACTGCGCGGTTCGGGCTCATTGCGGGGTTTGTTGCCCCCGCGCAGCAGTCCCCTCTTTGGGGTGGAATGGCCGTCAAGGATTCTCTCCCGGCAGCGGGCGTAGAAGCGCAGGCCATGGGCCACGGGCTCGTGCTCGCGGCGAACGCAGCGGAGATCACGGGCTTCACGGTCTTTGATCAGTCGCTGGCCATGATCCAGTCGCCTCAGTCGCAGTGCCCACTCGCGCCCGCAGGGGATGGCACGAAACCGGGCGGCGCGATCAACTTCTATCGCATGGGCTCGGGTGCACGCATCGCGGTGCAGCTCGATCAAGCGGTGGCCGGAGCCCTCGCGGGCGCGCTGTCCAACGTGGCGGTGTACTGGGACTATGTGAACCAGAAGCTGTTGTCCGCTCCAGGCGGCACAGCGATCCCGGTGAAGTTGGTTGGCCTCGATACCCAGGGCAACTCGAAGATCGTGAGTTACAGCTCGGTCACCGGGTTCGCCAACTGGACCGAAACGGGCTTCTGCGCCATCATCCAGATCTGATTTCCGCACGACCTCTACACCCCAACATTCTTTCAGGAGTTTTCTTTCATGGCAAATCTCGCAACTTCATGGGCGGTCGTGCACCCCTCCTTCATGGAGCCGGAGCTGATCCTCCAAATCAATCAGGCCTCGGGAGCGTTCGAAACGCTGGCCGGGGGCAACCCTCGCGTGAAGATCGGGTCCGAGGACAAGGCAGTGTACATGCGGCGCATTGGCGTTCGCACCTCCGTTCGCAGCAATCAGGCGTCCGGCAACCAACTGCCTTCGTGTTCGGTTGTCCCGGGCATGATCTCCGCGCCCACGTACCTCAACCGCACCCGCGCTGAGTACGACCACCACGACACGGCGATGATGTCCGAGTGGGGCACCAACATCGTGGAGGCTCAGCGCCTCGCGATGCGCCAGGGGCACTTCCAACTCTTGCGCAACATGCTGCTGGCTGGCAACATCCCCGCGAACGGCGAAGGACTGCTGAATGCCAACGGGGCAACCTCGGTCAACCTTCCGCCCGATAGCTTCGGGTTTTCGACTGCACGCACGTACGACAATGGCCAGATGGCCACGTTCTTGCTCACGCAGCTGCTCAACACCAAGGTCCGCACCATGCAGCTCGGTATGCCGCAGCGGTTCGTGATCCTGGGGCCGCAGCGCACGCTCGGACTCTTCGAGTACGCGAACATTGTGCAGCTCACCTCGTACCAGCGGCCCGGAGCTGGCTCCACCACCACCGCGGGCGTCGTGAAGGACGTGGCGGGGCTGAATGGGGACATTGTTGAGTGGACGTATGACGACACCCTGGCCAATTACAGCGGTGCGGGCATCGACACGATCATCATCACAATGCCCGAGGTGAAGAACCCGCGCGCCCACAACATCAACACCAACGAGTTCGGCTCCCTCACCCCCGGCCAAGTGGCCTGCACGCTGCAGTACACCGACATGGCCGCGCCGAAGGAGATCCCGACTCCGCTACCCGGTGGAGCGATTGACGTGGTGTCGGAGCTTCGCGCCAGCCCGGGTTGGGCCATCCGTCCGGAGGCGGTAACGATTGTCGCGATGACCTATTGAGGTTTTGCGGCAACTTTCAAAACGCCCATTCGATCCCTGTGAAGGGGTGGGCGTTGTACTTCAGCAAGTTCTAAAGGAGAACTTCACATGCCCAAGCTTTTTGTAGCCAACACTAGCAAGCAGCACCATGACTTTGCGTATCGTTTGGCGGAAGACAAGAACATCCGCATCGAAACCATCCGCATCGGCTCACAGGTGTGCGTCGGGGGAGACTCTCTCACCCATGAGATGATTGCGAAGATCATCGAGCAGCACGCCCCCTACGGCCTGCGAGATGCGAAGACTCTCTCCGGGGTGAAGGATTTCGTCGGCCTGTGCTATAGCATCGACAAGCCCGTGCCGATGGACAACATGCTGGTGTTGTTCGAGAAGAATGACGTGGTGCTGAATGATCGCGCAGCCGATCGGCGTGAAGACATCGCGGCATCGATCGCCCACAACACCCAGGCGCAGATGGAAGGCGCCGACGTCACGCTGCAGCGCACCGAGGTCGAGATCGAGGAGCAGACGAAGGACGGCGCACCGAAGGTGAATGAAGGGTTCGAGGTGACGGGCGACGGAGTGACCCCACGACACCCCGGGCGCACTGGGCGTCGAGATAAGCGCGGAGGATCGCGGAGCGCACGCACGTGAGTTCCAAAGGTGCGCCTCAGCAGCCCGCCAAGCACAGCACGCGGATTGAGTTGGACACGTTCGAATCGGTTGATTTCGCCAATCGCCGCAACAAACGACGTCGCGCACGGGCCCTGGCGAAGGCATCTCGCCGCAAAAACCGCTGAAGAGGGGCCCTTATGTTCGCCAACCCAACCAAACCCAACTTGGTCGATTACCTAGCATTTTTGTCGGGTAGCGTTCTGGTGGGCGTGCCTGCGGGAATATTCCCGAGCGTGGTTGGGTTGGTGACGGGCGGCACCCTTGGGTCATTGCTCGATACTGCCCAGGCTTGGACAGTGGACCAATGGCAAGGATACTCGATTATCGACTTGACGAAGAACACGCGGGCCGTTGTGGCGAGCAATGGCGCCACTTCCGCGATCTTCGTAACTGCGATGCCTGCGGCGCCCGTGCCCGGGGATCAATACGCCATTGCCCCGGGTTCAGCGCTGATGACGTTGGACGTAGCGGTGGCAACGGTGAACCCGGCTATCTGTGCTGCGTCCGCGGAGTTGTACACACTCGCGGTTTATAACTTGGCGACGGATAGGCTGTTCAATTACGCCCAAGACGTCCCTGGGCAAACGTTCTTCCGGGACCAACGCGGGAAGGACAAGCTGAACCTGTCTGCGTTCGCACCGGGCGTGGTGGCCAGCAGTGGGGATGAAGGCAGCAGCACCTCATTGCTGAATCCGGAAGCAATGAAGCGGTTCACGCTGCGTGACTTACAGATGCTGAAAACCCCTTGGGGCCGCGAGTACATGGGCATTGCGCAAATGTACGGCGTCAACGTCTGGGGCCTCACGTGAAATTCGTGATGCACTTCGGTGTGCTGGTGCAGCCGTATCGAGTGAGCGGGAAGAAAGTGCGCGCCATGACCACGGGTGACGTCGCCAAAATTCTGGAAGACAAATACGGTGTCATGGCAGCCTTCTACAAGGTACACGGCGCCGACGTCGTGGTGCCCGCGATGGAGGTGTCACTCGGTGGCGCAATGGAATCGCTCATGATGGGGCGCCCGGTGAACCCATGGGATCGGGGAGCGCAGATGATTCAAGCGGGCTTCCGGGACTTCATCTCTTCGCGGGAAGCGGAGCGAGTTGGTATTCCAGGGACTCCGACGAAAGCGGCGTTGGCGGGCGTGAATCACCGGCTCAAGCACCCTTACCGACGCCGCAATGCCTCTCGGCCTTCGTTCCGTGACACTGGGCTGTACATGAACAGCATGCGTGTTTGGGTGGAGAAGGTTGGCGTATGACCTCGATCGGTGAAGCGGGTGATGTTCAGGGGCAAATGCTCGGCACGCTGCAAGCCGGGCGCGATTCCCTGGACCTCGATCAAGAGGTCACTTTCAACAAATACTCTCGCGTTGTGCTGCCGCTGGACGGATACGTGTTTTGGGCCCCGGGCGCCCCCTTCGTCGCTAAGGGAGCGCTGCACTACTCGCAAGAGGTCGTGCAATCGGAAGACGAGACCCAAGGCTATGCGACGCTGACGTTCACCGCGCGAGATCCGATTGTGGAGTTCACCGCGGCCCCCTCCAATACGTTGTATGTGGCAACGGTGGACGGGTTCCGTTATTCCTTTTCGCAGCAGCAAGGCTTTTTCCAACAAGCGGCCCTGTGGCATTACTTCGGGCACTCGATCCCGCCCGCGTTGGCCGCGCAGTTGGTGGACAAGCCGGGGAGCATAGACCCGGATCGCGCTGTGGTGTCGAACTCCTTGCCGCTGTGGCTCGCGATGAACAACTATGTGTCGCCTTTCTATGACGGATTCTCGGATGCAGGCGTGCCGTTCGTAACGGCGCCACCCACGTTGTACCCGTCGTTTTTGGTGGAAGACAATAAGGTGCCTCCATATGGGGCGGTGCACATTGGGGAGGACGACACCCGCGCGTTGCAAGCGGCCCCTCTCCTCGATCGCAACCGCAGTCACTCTCAACTCGTTTCCGATCGCGTGCGCATCACGCTCTATGGGCTGCAAAATGACGAGGCAATGGACTTCCTCGACACCATCAATCAATACAGCTTGCTCACCGACAGCTTCGGCATCATGAATTCCCCCGTAGTGAGAGACGGGAAACGTAAACAGGAGGAGTTGAAAGCGGTCGCCATGAAGAAGGTGATCGATTTGGAAATAAGTTACTACCAAACGCGCGCCGCGGCAGTGGCTCGACAGTTGATCTTATCGAGCATTCCGAGTTTTTTCCTGAAGTCTTGATCCCTTCACTCAATTCGAGGAGTTTGCCATGCTCAGTTTCTTTTCCGTTGTCGCTGCAAAGCTCGCTGGCCTTCCCGGGATAATCAGCACGGTGCTTCTGTGGCGCGGAGGTCGCACCGCTGTACTCAACGTGGCTGCCGCTGCCGCCATAAAGACCGGCCCCGGCACGCTCGTACGCATCGTTGTCGTCGTGGCGCCGACTGCGAACAACCTGACGGTGAACGATAACAACGTCACAGGTGGCACCAATGTGGCGGCCAACACCATTTTGGACGTCGCCTTCGGTGCACTGACCAAAGGCCAAGTGATCACGCTGGAGTGGCCGTGTGCGGTCGGCATCACGATCTCCTCCGTTGGAACGAATGGCGTGTATGCCGTGTCCTACACATAAGGGTATCGCCCCATGTTAATTCCAACCGCAACGATCGGATTGGCAACGCCCGTGGGCAACGGCTTGACGGGCAATTCCGCCGTCATCAACACAGCCGGACTCTTCAAAGGTGTTGCCGGACTGAAGAGCGATCACGCGGGCACGCTGAGTGTCCAACGATACGCGGATGCCGCAGGAGTTGTTCCGGTGGGCGCACCACTGAGCGTGGCTGTGGCGGCCAATACGCCAATCGCAGTCGGTTGGTCGGAAGGACTGCCGTGTGGGTCCATCGTGATGACATTCGTCAATTCGGGTGGCGCAGCGGCCAACTTGACGAATGTCACCGTTAACCTGGGGCCATGAAATGAAATGCTTGCTTGCGTTGCTGCTCTGTGCGATGGCGCCGCTCGCGATGGCGGATCAATATTCACTGCCATACGGTTGGACTGGAGGCAACGGGCTCCTCGGGCAATGTTTGACGAGCAATGGTTCGCTTCTGCCGCCATCGTTTCAAGCGTGTAGTGGCGGTGGAGGCGGGGGCGACGTCACGCTCAACGGCACACAGACGCTCACCAATAAGACGATCGATGGTGCATCCAACACGCTGTTGAACATTCCCGCTGCGCAACTCGTCGGGTCTCTCAACGTCAGTGCCCTGTCCGGTCAACTCGGGGTTGCGAACGGCGGCACCAACCTCGCTTCGGGCCTCTCCGGTGGGCTGCTGTACTTCTCGGGCACAGGGACGATTGCCAGCTCCGCGGCATTGACGGCGAACGCATTAATGCTCGGTGGAGGCGTTGGAAATGCCCCTGGCCCAATGGGCAGTTTGGGAACAACAATAACCCTCTTGCATGGCAATGCGTCGGGAGCCCCGACGTTTGGCCCGGTAAACTTCGCAACCGAGGGGACTGGGCTGTTGCCCGTGGCCAATGGCGGCAGCGGCGTTGGCACGCTCACGGGCCCAATAAAGGGCAATGGCACGAGCGCTTTCACCGCAGCAGCGGCAACCGATATGGTTGGGCTGTTCAGTGGTGGGTCCGCTACGTCTTCCTACTATCTAGCGGGTGACGGCACCAAACAACTGATCGCCTCGGGCGCCGCGGGAGGAAATCCAACTGCGACCACAGGGCTGACAGCAGTCAACGGATCGGCCAATACGTTCTTACGTTCGGACGGCGCGCCCGCGTTGGATCAATCGATCACGCCGACTTGGACCGGTAACCACACGTGGTCCAAGGTTGAGCCTCGATTGATTGTGTGCGACACCGGGGGTGGAACCAACGGCAAATGTTTCGATATTGATGTCACGCCAACCTTGATTTCTATCCGCACACGCACGGACGCGGACGGCGCTGGCGTCACTATTTTTTCAGCAACTCGCACAGGGTCCTCCACCGCTATCACGGGCATAGCGCTCGGGGCTCCAATTACGGTTTCAGGGTCCGGCACCTCCACCCTCACGGGGCAGGCCACCGCGGATAAGTTCAATGCCACGGCTGCGACGAGTTCATCTTGTCCGGCGAACGGCATGTATCTTCCTGCTGGCAACACGTTGGGGTTCTGCTCCAATACGGCAGAACGTTACCGCATCACGTCCGCTGGGATAAGCATCACGGCGGGAGGACTGAATCTAGCGGGCACAAAGCCCACGGTCACCGGCTGCACCAACAGCGCCACACTAGGCGGGGCAACCGCAGGGCAGTACACCTCCGGAACTACGGGGACGTGCAGTGTGACGCTGACCTTGCCTGCGGCCACGAACGGATATTCATGCTGGGCGCATGACGAAACCACGGCAGCGGATTATGTGCAGGCCGCCACTACGTCGAGCACCACGTTGTCCATCACAGGCACCACGGTCTCGGGGGACATCGTTAAATGGGGCTGCATCCTTTACTAAGGTAGGAACGATACCATGGCACTGACGCTTACGCTCTCTCCGCCAAGCCCCGCCAAAGTGGCGCCACCGCTGTCTTTCGGCAATTCGTTCGCGGATTCCTTGGGCGTGCTCAATTGCGGGTTGGTGGCGGATTATTTGTTTGGCTCCGCGGCCTCGGGTGCGGCACCCGTCATCCCCATCACCAGTGTTGCGGATCTCACTGCCAACTTCAATCCCCAGGCGGACGTCTCCGGGACCTCGGTGCAAGTTGAAGCCATCGAGCGCTATCAAGCCTTCAACGCCACCAATCACGCATTCGCCTCGGATCACCTCTCACTCACCGCAGCCCTAGAGGCGGGCGGCAATGCTGATGTGCTGCAGCTCGTTTCGAATGCGCCAACAACCGCTGCCACGGTCTTAAACTTCGCCAACACGGCAGGCGTACAAGACGGGCAGATTGTCGCGATTGCGGGCGCCTTCACCTCCAGTCTCGCGCGAGTTGTTTCGCATGATGCCACCACGGTCACGATCGGACAGAGCGTCACCATCGCCTCGGGCGTCACGGTTTATTTTCTGCCTGCCTTTGTGCCTTCCGGTGCAGTAGCGGCCAGCAACAATGCGGTGCAGACCTACGCGAGCGTCCCCGCTGGAGTTGCAGCGGGCATGTTCTACAATAACATCACCGCGGGCACATTCGGCACCCGTCGAGTTGTGAGCCGGACCGGCACCACGATCACATACGATGCCCCTGTCTCACAGGCGGCGAGTGATTTTTGCATCCTCTCGCCCCCAATCACGAGTGGTCAGTTTTGGACCAAGGTTGGATACCAGCCGGGAAAGAACGGCGCCAACTACATCGCGATGGAGTTGACTTGCCAAATACCCGGCAACACGAAGCAAGGTGCATGGCCCGCTTTTTGGGGGTACTCCCGTTCATCCGAAGGCTTCAGCTTCGATGCGTCCGAACCCGATATCTTTGAATTCAATATGTGCGCCACCGCGAATGCGAGCGCATACAGCGGCAACATCCATGGCGGTTGGTATCAGCGCGAGGACTACAAGAAGTTCATCGGAGTGCACAGCAGCTATTGGGATGCGTCGGGCTTTTACCGCCCCTCGGGCGCTCCAGACTACTCTGCCGCCCAGCACAAATTCCAGTTCATCTGGACGTCCGATCGGATCTATTATTTCATTGACGGCATATTGATTAAGTGCCAGGTGTGGCCTTGGAGTTCGGCCTGCACCGCGCAGATTGGTTGCAATCTAGGGGCGGGAAGCTTCCTGCCAACTTACGTATCGGTGCTGCTCTTCCCCCTGTTGACTTCGCAATTCCCCTACTCGTATGACGTGTACGAGTTAAAAATTTGGCAAGGCTAAGGAGTTAGGTTATGTACATCTCAATCTCTTGTGGCGGGGCAAAGGCCGCGGTGGTCGCCCACTTGCAGCAGCTCATCGAGGACAAATCCCAGGTGCCGGGGGTCGTTGAGGCTATTCTGGCGCACGTTGAAGCGGGTGCTGCGGAGGGTGCCACAGTGACCGTGTCGGTGACCGGATCAATTGGCTATTCAAAAGGCGCTGGGGCTTAATCCCCGGCCCCAGCACCCTACCTACCTTTCCGAGGATTGTCATCAATGCCATCCATCGTACAAACCAACGTCTCGCAGATCCTGGCGCCCACACCTCCGACTCTGCAGCGTACGGGTGCTGTGATCTCGCAAGGTGGCACCAACCTCTCCTCGGGCACCTCCGCGCTGCTCACCGAGCCGGATGATCTCACGCCAATACTGGCCGCGCCATTAGCGCTTTCGTCTTTGGCCTGGAGCGCGGGCGCAGTCCTGGCGACCACAGGCATTGCGATCCCGGGAGCGGCGCCCGGGGATAAGTTCCTCACCACCATCGCGGGGGCGACGCCCGCTGGATACAACGCGAAAGTTTGGGCCACGGTCACGGGCGCGAACACCTTCACATATCCGTTGGCCAGCAATCCGGGGGTGGAAACGGTTGCCGGAACATACACCCCGCCCGGCAATGGTGAGCTGTTGACGATGATCAATAGTTACTACGGCCAAGGCAGCACACAAGCGGTGTACGTCCTGGAGCTGGGGCCCGCGAACGGTAGCACAGGGCCCACTGCGCTGGATGCGTGGATCACGGCCAACCCGGGCGTGTTCTACAGCTACCTCGTGCCCAAGGGCTGGGACACGCAAGCCAACTACCTCGCGCTCATCGCCAAGTACGAGAATCCAACTTCCAAAACCTACTTCTTCACCACCACCACAGTTGCGACCCGCGGCGCGTACACCGCATTGATGAAGGACGTATTGGCCGAGATCGAGTCCCCCACGACCCCGATCACTGAATTCAGCGCCGCGGCAACCTTTCAAGCGGCCCTGGCCTACAATCCCGGGTCCGCGAGCCGGATGACGCCGTTCGCCAACAAGTTCCTTTTCGGCGTCACCCCCTACCCATTGGCCGGGAATAACGCCCTGTTGCAGACGTTGTATGACCAGAACTTCAACGTGGTGGGCACCGGAGCGGAAGGCGGCATCAGCACCGCGGCCCTCAGTGGCGGGGCCACGATGGATGGCAACGATTTCACTTACTGGTATTCCGCAGACTGGACCCAGATCAACGGCAAACTCGTGCTGGCCAATGAAGTGTTCAACGGCGCCAACGACTCGGCCAACCCGTTGTGGTATGACCAAAACGGCATCAACCGGCTACAGGACCGCGTTGTGAAACTCTTTCAAGCGGGCGTGGCGTTCGCCTTGCTGCAGGGGTCCGTTGGCCGGGCGCAGTTGGATGGGGTGACGTTCCAGCAGAACTTTGATGACGACCTCTACGTCAATCAGTGCATCGTGAACGCGGTGCCGTTCGTCATCTACACTCAGCAAAACCCCACGCACTACAAAGCAGGCATCTACAACGGCTTGCAGTGCGTGATTATCCCCAAGAGGGGGTTCAAGCAGATCATTTTCAACTTGACGGTCAGCAGCCTGATTGCACCGTAAAAACGTAAGGAGTTGACCCCGTGCCCAATCCACAAATTGCCCAAGGCTCTCTCAACCGTCTGGTCACCAGCCTGACGTGGGAGAGTGCGCCCGAGCTGAACGTCACCGCATCGTTCTTAAGTCGCGAGATGATCCGATTTGCGCGTAACGGGAATGCCGTGACGTTCATCCCCACGGGGACAGGTGCTGTCACGTCTGGGGAGCCGTTCATGATGATCACGCTGACGATCGGGTTGTTGAAAACGCAGAGCTTGGCCGCGGCATACGAGGCGCGGCTATTGGCCAATGCGAGGATCGGTAATGGGACGGTGCGCCCGGATGTAAGCGAAGGGATCGGGGCCTTCGACCTGACCAACTGTGCCATCGAGAATGTGGGCGAGCTGACCTTTGACGGCTCGAACCCGATTTATCCGGTGATGCTGAGCGGGTACATGCCGGTGAACAACGACCTGTGGCCGTAGTGATTTGAAGGGGTTTGGAAAGAGGAGACTGAGCGATGAAGATTGATAAGCGTTTGACCTTAGTCGTGCCGATCCCGCGCGGGGAAAAAGAACTGCTTTATGTGCACTCCACGCCCGTTTCGGTGGATGTGTTCCGGCAGTATTGGGAGGTCGTTGGGCAGACCATGAATGCGTTGTACAGCCGGGGGTTCGGTCAATTCTCTCCGCGCTTCGCATGCGAGATGCTGAAGAAGATCGCCGCTGAGAATGGCGGGGCGAGTGCTGCGGGGCAAGCCGCCGAGTTGGCCCGGGTGGAGAAAGGATTCTTGGCCGAGATCCGTCGCATGACCAATGTGTTCGCGCTAGGGGACAAGGGGTGGGCGATGGTGCCGTTGGACGATGCACGTAAAAGCGGCGTGATTGACGAGGACGAAGCCGACGAGGTGGACAACGCCATCGTGTATTTTACGTGTGCCTCGCGCAGTCACCTCAAGTCCCAACTGGAGGAGCTGCGTGGGGCCTTGAGTCTGTGGAGTGCGCGGATAGAGTCGTTGAGCTGTATGGAATTCAAGAGATCCTTGCAGACCTCGATCGAGGACGTGAATACTGGCGTGACGGCGATAGCGTCGTAAGCGTCGTGCTCGATTGGCTCAGTGGCCCGGGGTTCTATGCTTTCTTTTCGCGCCCCGGTTTGACGGATCACTTCCCCTTCACTTCTGCGCAGGAGTTTCGGCAACGGCATTTGCGTGGCGCTACGTTGGTGAGATAAAAGGACCCCTTACAAGTGAGCCTGAAGTCAGTCCTGGATGTTGAAGTCAATGCGTCAGCGTTCGAACGCTATCAGCAGCTCTTCAACAAGTACCAGGACAATCTAACCAAGCACCCAGGCTTTTGGAAGTCCATCAGCAAGGAGACCGCTTCAGCCTCCGGCTCATTCAATCGGATGGCCGCCGCCGCACAAGCGCAAGCTCGGGTGCAGCGCGAGCTGAGCGAGGTGTACAAGACGCAAAATCAACACCTGATGCAAGGGGAGAGACTTTGGGGCACGATGTCCCGGCATGCCACCTCGATCGCCTCCACCATCCTCCGGGCCACCCGTTCTCTAATCTCCTGGAGTGGGCTGGTGGGCGCCGCGGGTGGGCTCCTGGGGGCAGGGAGCTTGTTTGGGATCGATCGTATGGCCCGAACCGCGAACGACTCCCGACGCTCCTCCATGGGCCTCGGGATGACGATCGGGGAGCAGCGCGCCTTTCAGATCAATTTCGGGCGTGTAGTGGACCCGGATGCGTTCTTAGGGTGGATCAATGCGATGGAAACCGATCCACGCAAAGCCGCCAGCGCCGCCGCTCTGGGCGTCGGCTTGACGCAGAACACGGGCCGCGATGCCGTAGGGATGTTGCGGGCCTTGCGTGCGCGGGCGCAATCCACGCCCCTGGCCCAATTAGGCATGCTGCCGGGGATGTTTGGACTGGAGGGCGTGAGCGGGGAGGACCTTCGCCGGTTACGCACCATGAGCGGGAAAGAGTTCGAAGGGTTGGTCTCGGGCAATGCGCGGGACGTCAACAAGCTGAACATCCAGGACAAGACCGCGGAGAAGTGGGCCGATTTCGTCAACATGCTCGATCGGGCCAAGTCCTCAATCTTCGCCACTTTAGTACAGGGGCTGGCCCCGCTCGCGGGCCCCTTGGGGCATTTGTCGGGGGCGTTCGAGAAGTTCATATCCACGTTACTGAAGAGTGATGTGGTCAAGCACGCCATCGATGGCTTCGCGGGTTGGTTGGAGAAATTCTCGGGCAGCCTCGGATCTTCCGAGTTCATCGAGCGCGTGCGCCGGTTCACGTCCGATGTGGGCGACCTCGCGGATGCCTTTCATACGGTGATGCACCCCATCAACTCCATCGAGAATTGGGCCAACTCCGATACGGGCGGCACGCCCAAGGCCGCTAAGCAACGGTTCTCATCTCAGCTCTCGACGTTGGAGGAAAACTCCGGACTGCCCAAAGGGATGCTTGGCTATCAATTCATGAAAGAGTCGGGAGGGATGTTCAATCCGCCCGACAACAAAGGCCACGTCGGCGCATTTCAGTTCGATCCGAACACGGCGAAGTGGCTCAACAAACTCTACCGCAAGCATCTCGACCCGCGTAAACCGGGAGAGGCTGCCATCCTCGCGAGTTATTATGACGACTGGTTAGTGCGGCACTATAAAGGCGACGTTAAGAGCGCACTAGGGGCTTACAACTGGGGCCCGGAGAACATGGATGCTTATTTAAAGACGGGCAAAGGTGCCCGAGGCCAGCCGATGCCCGCGGAGACCCGGGACTATATGGGCAATGCCCAGGTGTCGGGCTCCGGCTCCAACGTCACCATCACCGTCGTCAACGCAACGGGTGGCTCCGCTGCCGTGATTGCTAGCCAATTGGCGCACTGATGTCCGCTTCAGGCCGCGATGCATTCCGGTTGGCGTTCGAGATCTCGCCAATTTTGTTGACCCGAGGGATTGCGGAAAATATCCCGGGTGGCGTGCTACCGATTGTGGCGCTCACGGATGCATCGAGCTTCGCCACGGGGTTATTGACCAGCGGGCCGATGATCGATTTCGATAATTTCTTTGCTCATTGGTATGTGCTGCCGGGCGGTACGCTGCAAAATCAATCCGTCGCCACGTACCCCTTCGCCAACCAAGCGGTTGCGGCCAACGCGGTGATCTCGGGCCCGTTGGGGGTGTCGATGATGATGGTGGCGCCAGCGCGAGCGGGCAATGGAGCCATCGGAGGAGTTGGAGGAGCTTTAACAGGGGCGGCCACTGCGGCGTTGAGCGGCGCCAACATCGTGGCGGGTGCCCTGGGGGGAGGTGTGTTGGCCGCGGTTGGAGGCTACACTGAGAAGTTGGCCATCATGACCGCGCTGCAAAAAACCATCGCCCAGCACAACGCCTCGGGCGGCACGTATTCGGTGATAACGCCCGCGTACATTTACACCGACTGCATCATGAACACTCCCGGCATCCGGGATGTGAGTGCGGAAGGCGAAACGCAGCAACGGCAAGTGCGCTGGCAGTGGGATTTCCTGCAGCCTCTCGTCCTGACGCAAGCCGCAGCGGACGGCGCGTTGAACTCGCTGATGCAAAAATTGCAAAAGCTCCTGCCCCTCAGCGGGCCGTCACAGACCTTGACTTCTGCGGGGTTGGGCGTTGGATCCACGGCCATTTTGCCCAGCGCCTTTTCGCCTGTGCAAGGGGCGACGAGTGCGGCGCTGTCGCTGGTGCCGCAATGACGACATTAGTCGATTTCACGCCGTCCGCCATTGCGGTGTTTCAATTCCTGGCCACGCTGGACGATGGGGTGCAGTACAACGTGAGCGCCCCTTGGAACGCGCTCGGTGAGCGGTATTACGTTTCTGTTGCGGACCTCGCGGGCAACGTGGTGGCCAATCGCGCAATCGTGCAAAGTGGCCCCGTGTTCCGAGGCACAATGTCCTGGGCATTAGGGGAAATCACGGCCTCCCTCCTGCAGCCGCACAATGTGCCGATTGGGGAGGTGGTCAATGCACGCATTACGCAAACCAACACCCCTATGGACGGCCTTTACCTCGCGCGCGCCACGGACTCAATGGCGTTAGCACTCCCCCTGGCCGCCAATCCGAATCAGGCCACGCCGATCGTTGGGAAGGTGGATTTCCCTTTGGACCTGCTGGCCGGGTACGACATCGGCAGGTTGTATTTTCACGCTGATACGCAACAGTTTGAATTCTGATGCGTTACTACGATATCGCAGTATCGGACTCATCCGGAAAGGTGTGGAAGCCCACGGCCACGGGCGAAGCCTTCGTGAAGAGTGCAGGGGGCTCGACATTCACGAGCTTTACGAATGGGAAGACCAACCCGAACGCGCTCAACGTTGAGTTGGATATTCCTTCCATCCCGTTCAATCAGCCGCAAGGTGCGGGGTTTTTAAAGATCTGGGGCGTTGGGTTGCCAATGATCGGGCAGGCGGCAGACCTCGCGGGCCAGAATATTAAAGTCTCCGTCGGCATGCAAAAAGGTCTCCCCCTGGCCAAGCCCGCACAGGCGGGCCTCGTGTTGCAGGGCACCATCTTCCAGGCGTTCGGGAATTGGCAGGGCACCAACCAAACTCTCGAATTGATCTGTTACCCGCCCGCCTCCCAAGACGATCAAGATATCTCCTGGAGCTGGCCCGCCAACACTTCGTTGTCGAGTGCCCTGTTCCAGACCTTCACGCAAGCATTCGGCAAATACGGCATGAAGGCGAGCGTGAACATCTCGGAGCTGACGCTATCGAGCGCGGAACACGGGCACTACACCCGACTCGCCACGTTCGCGGATTACATCCAACGCATCAGTGCGTCTTTGGGTGCGCAGAAGTTCGGAGACACTTACTCGGGGGTGCTGATTACGATCGTAGGCAATACGATTTATGCATTCGATTCGAAGACCGAGCGCACTCCCACGAAGTTGGATTTTGTTGATCTCATTGGACAGCCGACTTGGATCGATCCGGCCACGGTGAACTTCAAAGCGGTGATGCGCAGTGACTTGACGATTGGAAGTTTGATCAAGTTCCCCGACAAAGGCGTGGCTACCCCTTATGTCCTCACAACGCAAAATTCCGCTTTCCCCAATGCCCCCTCTCGCAACAAGGCCGTCTTTCAAGGTTCCTTCGTGATCATCGAGGCGCACCACTTCGGCAACTTTCGCCAGCCGGACGCGGACTCCTGGGTGACCGCGTTCAATGCAGTGGCGCTGCCGCCATGAACAACGCACAAAAAACGCCGATGGCGCGCAGCCTCAATCTCTTCGCTCAGCGCAAGGCGATGGACGAGATTGAGAAGTTGGGCATGGCGTTACCGGGGCATGTGGTGGCGGTGGCCGGGTCGATTGTGACTGTGAACTTCGATGTAGAGGGTCTCACCCTCGATCGGGTGGCCATGCCCCTGGCCACGAGCGAATACATCCGGCTCCCAGTGCAGGTGGGGGACAAAGGCGTCGCGGAGCCCTCTGACGCTTATCTCGGGGGCATCTCGGGCCTCGGTGGAGGGGTGGCCGATTTGACCCTTCGAGGGAACTTGTCCACGCTGGTTTGGAAGCCCGTGGCCAATGCGAATTGGGCCGCGGCACCGGACGCGAACACGCTGTGGATGTACGGGAAGAATCGAACCCGGGTTTCCGACTCCGTGGCCAACAATGCGCACATCGACGTAACGGCGAACGGCATCACGCTGCAATTCGGTGCGCACTCGATCGTGATCGATGCCACCGGGGTGACGATCGACGGGAAATTGTTCCTGCCGCACACTCACAGCGGCGTGACGACGGGTGGCGGCAACACGGGGGCGGTGGTGTGAGACTATACGGACGGGTTGGGAAAACGTGGTTCCAGGTTCAAACCGATGCCCAAGGCAATAACGACCTGGTGTATGTCACCGCGGTGCTGCAATGCGTGAAGCTGAACAAGGGTGAAAGCCCGTTTTATTCTTGGGCCGGGATTCCCGCGGAGGATGCCGTTATCCAGCAGGTGTTTCCGGATTACGATGTGTCCGTTATCCAGCAGGTGTATGCGCCCAACTTTGCATCTTTGATAATCTCGCGCCGCCCGGGTGGCATAACCCCGGTGTATGATGTGAACGTCATCACGCATCAGGGCGTGAAACTCAACCCCAGTGTGAAAATAGCAGCATGAGCACGCCAAATCCATTCGATTTCCCCGTGGTCGTTACCGCGGCAGGCATGCAACCCCAAGACCCTCAAGATTTACGGGATCAAATCCTAGCCGCAGCCACCGCCAACTCTCCCGGACTCACCGCCAACTTGCCCGGCACCCTTGTAGAGGACTTCTTGAGCACCAGCGTGCCCGCCGTGGCCCTGTGCGATCAAGGTCGAGTGGAGGCGGTGAACTGCCTGACTCCGGACGCGGCGAATGAATTCACGCTCGGAAGACTCGGCACGATCTACATCGGTGAAGGTCAACCCGGGAAAGTAACCAATACGAGCGTGCTGCTGGTGTTCACGGGCACGGTGGGTTGGGTTGTGCCTCCGGGGTTTTTGGCGGGCGACGGGGCGCACTTGTTTCAGGTTCAATCGGGCGGGCCAATCGGAGGAGGCGGGAGCACCTCACCTTTGTCCGCGATAGCCATACAGCCCGGATCGTATGGCGTGCCTGCGAATACGGTGACGCAGCTGAAGTCTTCTGCCCCTCCGAACATCACCCTATCCGTGAACAACCCCACGGCAGGCACCCCCGGAGGAACGGGAGAAACTTGGTCATCGTTCCGGGCGCGCGTGATGCGGGCGGGCCTAGCGGACTGCGTTGGAGGTCCGAGCCTAATCAAGACGCTGGTGGGCAGGGTCCCAGGGGTGCAGAAAGTTTCAGTGCAGGCAGCGGTTGGCGGGCTGCGCGTGATCGTAAAAGGGGGTGACGTCTATGAAGTGGCCTATGCCATATACCGCGCAATCGACAGCCCCACCTCGTTGGTGGGGCATGTGGCGGGCGGAACCAACGTCACGGTCGGATTGATCGACTCGCCCAATACATACAACATTCTTTCCGTGGCCGCGGCGACACAAACGGTGACCATGGCCGTCACTTGGAATACGAACTTAGCCAACTTCACCGGTGGCGGAGCATTCCCCGCGCTGGTGCAACCGGTGCTGGTCAACTATATCAACTCGATCCCCATCGGGGCGCCGATCAATGTGCTAGAGATGAATGAACTGTTTCAAGAGACCGTGGCCGCGGTGCTCGCGAAGGACTTTCTAACGAGGTTGGTATTCGGGGTGAATATCAATGGAACTCCGACCGCTCCCGGGACAGGCACATATGCGATCACGGGGGATGCGGAGAGCGATTTCTTTACCGCGGTTGACGGCAGCGGTGTCGTGGTGACGCAAGGCTAATGCGCACCACCACCCTAAGATCGTACCCGTACAAGCAGTACGAGGACGATGACGATATCCAGGCGTTGTTCAAGGCGTACAACGACGCGACGCAAGTGATTGTGGATTGGTTCAATGAGACGCCGCTCGCGTATTACCCGGCCCTGACGGGAGACTTGCTGAATTGGGTGGTGGCGGGGCTGTACGGCCTGCGACGCACGCAGCTCGCCTCCCCATTGAGCCCCGCATTAGGTCCGCTCAACACTCTCGTACCGTTGAACTCTCTTTTCCCACTCAACACTTTTGTGCCCCCGGTGCAAACGTTCTACAACCTAACGGATGACGTTTTTCAGCGCATCCTCACGTGGAACTTTTTCAAAGGCGACAGCCGTCGATTTTCGATGCAATGGCTCAAGCGCCGTGTCATCCGCTTCCTCCTCGGCACCAACGGCATCGACCCGCAACCACAGCAAGCCGATTTCGTTATTGGCACGGAGACCACCAGCGCCATCGGCGTTGTCATCGCGGCGAACGTGTGCACCGTGTCCATTGATCAGTCCTTGCTCTCGCTGCAAGCCCCGAGCGTGACCCCCGGGATACTGAAGCTATTCAAGCTCGCTTTCGAAGGCGGCAATTTGGAATTGCCACTGCGGTACACATACGCTGTCAGCATCATAACCAACTTCGTGGCCTTGATACGGCCCGGAGTACTTTCAAGCAACCTTCCCGTTTTCACGCAGACGGTGGGTCCCGCTATTGTTGCGGTGTTGGGTGGCACGGGGATCTACACTTACGCGTGGACTTGGCAATCGGGAGGAGCCGGGATAGCGATTGATTCTCCCGCTGCAATCAGCACGACATTCACCGCCGCGGGGATGGCTTGGGGTGAGTCTCGCTCGGGAGTGGCGCTGTGCACGGTGACGGACACGGTGTCGTCTTTGACCGCAACCGCGGTATGCGAGGTGTTTATAGTTTGCGAGTTGCCCTCACAGCTGCTGATCGAGGGGACGGCCCTGCCACTTCTTACCGAGGATGGAGCGCCCATCGTCGTGGAACCATAAATGACAACGCGCAGATTATTCTGGTCTGACAATGCGCAGACAACCCTGGCCGCAGGCATAACCAACGCCTCCCCAAGTCTGCAAGTTGTATCGGGCGGAGGTGCACTTTTCCCTGCAATAGCCACACTGGGCACGGGAGCAGCATTTCTCATCACTCTATTCAAGAATGGATCGCCAAATATAACGGAAGTGATGCTGGTCACTGGCCGTGCAGGGGATAATTTTACGGGGCTCGTGCGCAATTTCAGCGGCACGGGCGCTCTCGCTTGGAACGCGGGGGACACCGTGGCAATCGTGCCCACCGCAGAAGCCTTGAATAGTCTCGTGCAAGCGATCGATCTGCAGGGGCAATGGACAAACTATGCCCTCGACACGGGCGCAGCCAACAATTATGTAGTTACTTTGGCGTTGCCGTTGAATGCTCATTTCCCCGGAATGCCCATTCGATGGAAAGCTGCGCACGCCAACACAGGGGCTTCCAACTTTAATGACAGCATCGGAGCCGCAGCCCTTCTTACCGCCAACGGTCAAGCGCTTGTTGCGGGAGATATTGTGGCTGGCGGATTGTATGAAACCTGGTGGGATGGCACGCAGTTCCGTGTCATTGCACTACAGCGCACGGCATTCTCACAACTCTCCGGGTCTATTGCCAATGGCCAAGTGCCCGCAGCCGCAGTGCTGCAGTGGCAGACGTTCTTGGCCATCTCGACCACGCAGCTATATAATCAGATCCTCAGCGCACAGATTCAAGCCAACTTGGCCCTGGCGGGCGCGCCTTCCGCTCCCACCGCGGCAGTTGGAACCGCCAACACGCAGCTGGCCACCACCGGATTTGTCAACCCAGGGTCTTCGTTCGGCGGCGCCAGCAATTATCGAAGGGAGCCCGACGGCAGCATCACGCAATGGGGCTTGTGCAACCCGAATGGCGGCGCGATCACTGTGACTTTCCCGGTTGCATTCCCGAGCGGCTGCAGGTCCTTGTCCTTTGGGCAAGTCAGTGCTGGGCCAACGCAAAGTTATGCCACCGCAGTGGCCTCTACAACCGGGTTCACTGTTGCCAATACGGGCGGCCAGACCTATTGGCAAGCGAAAGGAAATTGACGCCATGAAAGAGCAACAAAAAATCGAAGCAAAAGACGTGGCGCCACTCGATCTTCGCCACAAACAAACTCCCCCTGTCCCCCTGGAGTCACTACCGCCCGAATCACCCCCGGACAAGTTCTACAGCGCCACGACGCAAGGCTTTTACTCCAGCGACATTCACTCCACAGAACAGATCCCCGCGGATGCGGTGAAAATAACGCACGATCATTGGCAGCAACTGCTGAGTGCGCAAGCGCTGGGCATGCAGATCGTCCCCGACACCCGTGGGCACCCGGTCAACTCGGGCCCGAGCTTCGAAGAGCGGGCAGGGCGTTTACGCGCGCGTCGCAACCGGGCCCTGGCCGAGACGGATGGCCTCGTGGCCCGTCACCGCGACGAGTTGGAGATCGCGAAAGATCGGAGCTTGTTCCAGAAAGTAATCAGCCGCCCGACCACGCTCAGCGCACCCGCTTACGCGGAGCTGCAGCAATGGCGTCAAGCGCTGCGGGATCTCTCCCAGGTTTCCGGATTTCCGGATATTGAACTGCCTGCTGCGCCCAAGGGCACTTGAGGACAACGCATGACCACCGGTGTACAAATCTCCGCGCTTCCAGTCGATCCCGCATTGACGGGTGGCGAGTTGGTGCCGCTGGTTATTGTCGGCACGATCACCGCCATTACGCAAGCCGTTAACGCTGTCATCACGATCAACACCCCTACGCCCGTAAACCCTTTCACCGCGGGGATGGCGGTGTCTTTCGCAGGCGTCGGCGGCATGACGCAGTTGAATGGGCAGGGGGCTGCGATATCTGCCGCGGGCGGCACATCGGGAAATTGGACCCTAACGATTCCGGTGAACTCCACAGGTTACGGTGCCTTCACTGCGGGCGGCATTGTAACCGCCACAGCCGTGGCCACACTGTCCGCGATGCGCTTATCGGGTGGACAGCCATACAATCCAACTTTCCAATCGGGCAATGTACAGTACGCGGGCCCGGGTGGCGTCCTCGCGGGCGACAACAACTTGATTTTCGGGCTCGATCTGCCTAACCCTTCTGGCGTTAACGGGGCGTGCCTCTTACTGGGCAGCGGAGGTGGGGCCGGGGCCAACATCACCTTCGCCCTTATTCAAGATCAAGCCTTCGACAACATCACCCCCGGCAACCGATTGATCATCACCTCCGGCGAAACGCAACCCGCGGGCATCGCGGTTGGAGGCGATTTCAATCAATATGCGGGCGCCTCTTTCGGTGGCATGGGCGGGCAATGGACGGCACAAGGGGGCACCTCGGCCAATGCGGCGGGCGGGCCCACGATCCTCAAAGGCGGAGCCGCCACCGGTCCCACGGGCGCGGCGATCCCGGGGGACTTGTTCTTAGAAGGTGGAGACGAGGGTCAGCAAGGCGCCAATGTCCACCTCATCATGACGGGTCTCGCGGGCTTGTGGGGCGTGATCCGGCACCGGGCCAATTCAACTCTCATCTGGGACGAGTTTCATGACGGCAGTTGGTTCTTTTATGCCAGCGCCGCGCTCCCCGGTGGAGGGTACGGTAATGCGGGGGCCCCAGCCATTTCCAACGGCATCGGGGCCCCGGTGGGTTGGGCAACGGATACACTACACCTGACGGTCCCCCTCGCGAAGCTCACCCCCGGAGGCGTAAATGGTTCAATCACCTATGTGCGTGGCATCCCGCAAGCAAGCACCTACGCCGCGCCAACTTGAAAAGGAAATTGAATACAGTGGACACTCATCACCCAATCGTCGCCCATCCCAAACTGCACTGCGGCAAATGCGGACACCCGCTTTTGCTACCTTTGAAAAGAGAGCCGGATCAACCGTTGCCGGATCGAGTGTTAGCGGAATGCAATGTTTGTTGCATTGCAGTGACTGTGCCGAAAGAATTGTTGGCGCCTGCCCATCCAACGCATTGCGAGGTTACGGTTGCGCGTCCCTGGCCGCGACCCCCGAATATTTGAGAAAGCAATGGAGGTGCACGATGTCGGGGAGTCCAATAGATCCTCCGGATCTTCTCGGATGGAAGACCATTGCTTCGGCACTTTACGGATTGCTCACGCTGTTAGGGGTTGGCGTGGTGCGATGGCTACTACAACGATTTCAAAAACAACTCGATGATCACAGCACACGAATTTCGAAGTTGGAAGGCTCTTACGTAACGCAAGAGCAATTGGACAAGCACCTAGATAAGCTCGAAGCGGTGTCATTTCGCATGCATGCAGAGAATAAAAATTCATTGGAGCGCATAGAGGAAAAAGTGGCCAACGCCTCCAACACTCGGCATGACATCCGTGATAGTTCGCACACAATGCTGACGATGCTACGGGAGTTGGTAGAGCATGCCCGCCGCCAATAACGAAGAGGGGGACTCGCCTTCGACCCGAGGCGGGATTGAGGACACGGTTAAAACTCTGCGCCTCACCACATTCACGCTGAGCGGCGTGGCTGAACAGTTCAAGAAGGTGGCGGACGATTTCCGCAACAATTTGAACCTGCGTAGTGCCTCGATGCATCGCGTGGCCATCACGGTTGGTGGTGGAATGTTCTGGCTTATGGCGGGACTGCTCATTGTTGTAGGCATCCTAGTTGGGCTGGATCGGGCCGAACGCTCAGCTCAACGTCGGCAATGGGACTCGGACACGGCCACTCTTCAGCGCCAATGGATCCAGGGCACTGAGACGTTGCAGCGTGAGTGGATTCGTGACACCCGGCAGATACAAGAAAGCAACGCACAGCTCTACCTGGAGTATCAGAAAGCCGAGCGAGAAGCGCGCGTGAAGGAACAACAGATTATGGATCAATCGGCCCTCCTCTTACGGGAGGGGCACCGTAAGCCGAGCGACGCCACCAATGGGCCCGCTGGCAATCTCAATTACAACCGGGAGAAATGAATATGGGCGGGGCAGTTTGTCGGATACTCGTGCGATCACAGTTGACCTTCGTTTCGGTCCCAACGAACACGGAGATGCTCAAAGTGTTCGATGCACAAATGAAAGCGATTCACTTCAACACTTACTACGCGCAAGCGATCGTCAACGAGACGGATGATGCGGAAAAAATCTGCGCAATCTTACAAAAACAAACCCCCTACTGGGCCCCTGGGCAATGGACTCATGCCGAACGGCAGACACTGTTGGACATGACGAACACGATATGCGGCCCATACACGTAATGCCTCGATGTCTTCCGAAGCGCTCCTTATCTCAATCATCAGTGGGTTGCTGATGGTGGTGCAGTTGCTCGTGTCGTATATCTTCAAAAGCGCGATCACGGATTTGAAGGAGCGCATCAACCGCCAAGATGCCCGTTTCGAGCAGTACGTGAAAGACAAGGAGCGCTTCGATTATGAGTTTCGTCACGATGAGTACGCGCAGCGCGTGAGCACGATCGAGGTGCGGTTGGGCGGTGTGGAACATGACCACAATCGGGTGGAGCAACTTTGGCGGAGAGCCTTCGACGGGGACAAACGCACATGAGTAAAGCGCAGGCCATCGCCTGGACCCTCGAAAAGGAGACCGGGGAACTGACCGACAATCCGAGCGATCCGGGAGGGCTCACCCGCTGGGGCATCGCTCTCAACCGTCATCCCGAGTTGACCCGCGAGGATATCCTCAACATGACCGCAACCCGGGCCGGGGAAATCTTTGCGAAAGATTATTGGCCCGAGCGCGCGGATGAATTGCCGGATTACTGGGCCCTTCCACTATTGGCCGCCGCGGTATTACAGGGGCCTGCCACAGCGGTGAAGGTGCTGCAAGCGGCGCTCAACGTCGGCGTCGATGGGATCATTGGACCGATGGTGCTCAGTGCGGCTCGAACGGCCAACCCGAAAAAGGCCCTGCCCAAGTTTCTCGCTGAACAAGTGCGCCGCATGCGCGGTTACGCGGGGTGGAGCGCGAACGGCGTGGGCTGGGTGGAGAGAGGGGCGGAGGCGATTTTACTGGCGAGCTGATTTCGAAGAAAGGGGCCTGCACATGGACATTCACGTTTATATTCACCTTGACCATCGACAACCGACCGATTTCGAGCGGGAGGTGTTATCTCGGCTCGCCTCGGTCATTCACACCCAGGAGATACTTATGACGAAGGTAGATGACGCCACGGTTGCTCTCAACAACGCGAATGACCTTTTGCTGCAGGCCAGCACCGGTATCGATAACATCGCCACCGATGTCACCACGCTGAAGCAGCAAGTTGCCGATCTGCAGGCCGCCGGTCAGGGCAACACCACTCCGGAGTTCGACGCCGCGCTGCAGAAAGTTGTCGGCACCGTCAATTCCCTGGAGCAGAAGGTCTCCACCACGGATGCCTTGTTCCCCGGGGCGTAACAGTCCGCGGGACTCCCGGGGAAGATTGAGGCAGCTCAACTCCCCCGGGGTCTCGTACCTAACGGAGCTGCGCACATGACCATCTTACGCGACCTAACTCACCGCAAAGCCCGCAGTGCGCAAGTTGGTCTGTCATACTTCTTTCTGGCCGGATTCTTCGGCATCATCATGCTAGAGGGCCTGGGGTGGATCAAGTTCGACGTCATGGGCCAGCTCGGACCGATGGCAATGTTAGTGCTGTCGTTTTGGTTCCAGCGCCAACGCAGCAGCTCGGATGAGGCCAGCGAATTGCACCGGGGCCCCGATCCCGTAAACCCTATTGCGCCGCCCTCGGCGGCGAATTCTCAGTAACTTTCATCAAGGAGACGCCTGTGAGCAACCCAAACATCCCCTTCATCATGAAGATCGCCGTCGATCTCTTCGTGGGCCGCGAGATCACGAAGGACGGCCCCGAAAAAGCCCCCATCAACGCGCAGACCGCGATCGACGTCGCCAACGCGATCAAGGCGGGGATCGACGACCCGTTGAGCGGGGTGGCCGCACTCGACGCACTGCTCGCGAAGGGCACCACCGATCCGGCGAAGCTCGCCGCGCTGCAGACCCTCATTGGCTGGGCCAGCACCAAGGCCGCGGCCCTACAGACCCTGGCCTCGGGCGGGATCGTGGCTTCGGTGCAGGCCTCGATCTTAGCCTCGGCGTGCGATGAGGCAATCGCCGTGGCGAAGAAGTATCTGCCCGCGACCCCAGCGGCGAAGTAAGCGCCTTCGAGCTTCCCTCTCACCACCGAAGGGGCCCACGCGGCCCCTTCGCTCTTTTCGAGGAGCGATACACCCTATGAGTCTCACCGACCTGGCCGCGGGGCTGCCTGTGGTTTATATGATGGATATGCACTGTCGGACGCCCAACGATCTGGAACCCACACCGGACCCACGCCTAGCGCCTCGGTGGGCCTTGAAGGGATACCTGATCGGAACGGATGACGCCTGGCGCCTCACCAGCGGATTCAGCTCCCGGGAGTGTTACGGGGTGCTTTTGGAAGGGGCGGCGGGAGAGTTCCTCGTGGCCATCCGGGGCACCAATGGGATACTGGAGTGGATCGAGGATGCGCAAGCGGTCCGCCCCACCCCTCATCCCCTCGGCGGGCGCGTCGGGGATGGCTTTTGGGGCCTATACGAGACACTCGTCTTTCGCCCACCGGGTGGCACGGACGTGGCCCCCGCGGCGAAGGGGATCGCGGACGCTATCGGCGTCGGGGGCACGGTGACCGTCGCGGGCCACTCATTAGGCGCGGCCCTGGCCACGTACTTGACGCTGGACCTCGCGGAGCGGCCCGGGATTCGAGTCCAGGGGCGGTATTTCGCTTCACCGCGCCCGGGGGATGCGGCTTTCGTGGACGTGTTCGACCGAACGGTGGCGGATTATCGCTCTTATGCCTATGCGCTGGACGTTGTGCCGCATGTGCCGCTCGGGTTCGTGCCACTGCTGAAGTCGGTGACGATCTCCCCCGACAAGGCGCAAGCGCGGATTCGCTTCGGGATCGGCTGCGCACACCACCTCGTGTGTTATCTGGCTGCGCTCGATTACGCAAACATGGAGAAAGGATTCGTGGCCTCACCGATCGACGTGGACAATTTGCTTTGCATCCGGGGGCCGCGGTGAAGAGGCTCATGGCACGATCACCTCGATCAGCGTGATGAGGGCGTGCCCGTCCGGCACCCATGCCTGACAATAGCGTGCGCGAGGGTCCATGGATTTTTTCAACGTGCCATTAACCGCAATCAGTGCAGCGCCCGGATATCGGTGCGCCGCCACATACTGGGCAGTCTTCCCCGGCCACACTAGCACCTCCCCAATCCCAATTTCCACGCAGTGCGTGGTCACGGGGCGAAGCCCTTCAGCCGCTCCCATTCGGTCTCGCGTTGAGCGGCGAAGATCGCGGTGGCCGCTGCCACGCACCGTTCACAAATGGCTGCGGGTGAGAGCTGCGAGGCCACGAGGTGCCCGCAATCCAGAACGCTCCGCGCGCAAAAGCTACATGCGCCCGCGCTCATGAGGCACCCTTTAGCAACTGTCCCGCCTTCCAAACTCTTGCCCCCAGGTACGTGGCCGCTTGGAAACCGTCTTCGCAATTGGCAATCACAATCTTCGCGGCCAACTTCTTCTCCAACAGTTCATCGCGACCCACCTTACTCGGCACGGCTCCGTCGTATGTTGGCCCGAGTTTCACGAGACACAGCAGCGTTTCCCGGGCCGAAGGGGATAGCGTGCGCCAAATGTCTCGCCAGCGCACCGCGTCCTCTCCTTCGGTGTAAAGGTGCTCGTCAATATCAATTCCATGCTTCTTCATGCTTGACCTCTTCAATGGCGGAAAGTATCGAGTTTGATCACCTCGGCCTTCTCGGGCGAGAAGTTGACTTGTTTGAGCCCCGGTTGCAGCATCACTGTGACGGCCACAGTGTCACCCTGCTCACACTTTTGTAGAAGTCGCTCATCCACCGTAAACTCCCTCCCATCGCGCGCCCGTACCGGATAGCCACAGAAGTTGAAATGGTGCTCGCAACAAATGGCCAGGGGCCGCGCGAGACTAACCACCGTCACCAAGGCCCCTAGATACCGGTCCAAAGGCCCGGACATCAAAAACTTGAGATTGGGTTCCTCTTCAATGCGCTTTATGCGCGTTTGTTCACCGATATGAAAGGGGACAACGATCATGGGGCGTGGACCTCTCGCAATGGGATGGCGGGGTGTAGAGCGGGGGCGTGCAGCATCAGCTCGATGTTCTCCAGCAACGCTTGTAAGAACACCATGCGCTCATACGCGGTGTGCGCCATCAGTGCTTCCGCGAGCGCTTTCGCTTCGGCCCGGATCTCTTCGGACGTTTGTGTGCTCATATCATTTCCTTTCATATCAAACTAGTCTTGATGCCAGGATCTCTTGCGCACCACCCCACCCGGGCCCAAGGGCATCGGGGAATTGGCTCGCGGGCACTGGCACGTCGCGCAATGCAACCCGTTAGCGCTTTGTGTCGGAGGGGGCGCCGCACCCGCCACGATAGCGTCGATCACCAACTCGCTCTCGTTCGTCTCGGGAGCGGGTCTCAGCAGCGCAATCGCCTTGCGAAGCTCGACCGGGCTTACATATGCCAGTCCGTCAGATCCGAGTTGTTCCCCCAAGGCTGCGCATCCTTCGAGGTATTGGATGAGCTTGGTGGTTGAGGAACCCACTACCGTCTTGTCATTCATGCGATGAGCACCTCTCGAAATTCGATTGGGCACTTCCCATCGCGCACCGGACCGTACCAGCACAGCAGCCAGCGACGAGCCGCGGGGGCACAGTTTCGGTCATAGGCGCCATCGTGTCGGCGCCACAGCTTCCCCGGGTAAACGCCCGTAGGCATCGTGGTGCTGTATTCCGCGAGACTTTCGAACGTCGCCCGTGACATCAGGGCGTGCGTCTCGTCAATTAAAATCGACTCAAGCGGAGGTTGTGGCCACGCGCCCGGGTAAGGTGATTCTAACGCGGGCAGGGTTTGCGTGCTCATGCCGTGCCCCTCGTGTGCAAAATGGGTTGAGCGGTGGAAGGAAGATACAACGGATGCTTCGGGTGGCCTTTCGCAGTCAACCCTAGCGAATATATCAGCCGATTTCCGCACCAGCCCAATGTCGTTTCGTCCTGGCCCAAGTGCCCTCCATGCGCGCCCCAGGCGCAGATGATCTTCCCCGCATCCAGAACGGCATTTTGCACATGGTCCCGATTATCCGGGCCCACCGGATCGGCCATGTAATCCATGGCGAGAATGACCGCGGGTTGCGTCGCCCGGTACGCGAAGAGGTTGACCACTTCCAACCGTTCATACCCCCAAGCCTTCGCGAACCCAACGCAACGACGAATGGTTGGATCGTCCTGGGCGCCGTCCGCGGTGGAGGGGTTGAGCATGATGAAGACGCACGCTTTCGGCTCACCCAGCGGCGCCCCTGACCCATCCTTTGCGCCGAGCCAGCGCCAGTTTTTCGGGTCATGAGTTCCGCGCCACTCACGCCACAGCAGGTAACGATAGCTTTCGCACTTGGAGAGCTTCGCCCCCGCCTCGATGTATTGGTCCATCACTGCGGCATCCTCCCGACATTTCGCTTTAGTATTTTCCCGTGTCGATGCAGCACCCATCGCACCACATGATTGAAGCGCACGTCCATTCGGCGCCACTCCGGATGCCGAATGACGCCAGCCGCTTTCAGCTGGATAATGCCACGGCGCGTACGTTCCAAAGATGCCACGGCGTGGCCCGGGAGCTTCAGCCCTTGAGTGCGTAACTGGAGCCGGATGTGATCGGCCAACCCCGAGGTGTCGAACATGAGCAGCTTCATGGCTGCCTCCTGCTGGCGCTCAGCGCCGCACCGAACCCGATGGCAGCGCAGCCGATGCCGATCTCCATGAGCCGGATTGCACGCGAGGGGTGCACCGCCATATTCACCAACAAACTTCCAATCATGGAACCGATGCCCACGTAAATCAGCGCCACTCCCGCGATGGTCGCCCCTTTTTGCCAGTTCATGGCTTCACCTCCGAGGGCCAAAGGCGCTCCGCCTTCGCAATCGCCTCTCGAATCAGTTCAGCAGTCGGGCTGTTAATCCCCAAATTATTGTGCGTCGTTGTTTCGATATAACTGGCCGCTTGTCCCAGGGCCGCCAAGATATCGCGCGCAGCCTCCTGGGCTTGTGGCGATTGCCGCAGAAAGAGGCGCTTAAAATCCAGCAAACTCGCCTCCCATCCCGCGGGCAATTCGATCTCGAATGGCAACACGAAACGGCACAGCTTATGCCCCGCTCGAACCACAGAGCCATCGCGTAACACCTCAACCGGTGTCGAGTCCTCGGGCTGTGCCAAGGCTTCGAGGGCCAGTGGCTCGGTCAACAGCCCTGTGTCCTTTATCACGGCCAGGGCTGCCCGGAAGATCTTCGGCGCGTGCCAGTGCGGGTTGCTGATGATGGTGTTGGGGCCCGGATAATTACGCACGAAGTATTCGGCAAACCGAGCCTCCGCATTTTCGCGTGTAGTGGACATCATTTCGTCCTCTGATTTTGCGCGGCACGTTTGGCCGCTTCTTTTTCCTCTTCCTCCACGAAGCGGCGCCCACCCGAGAGGGCTGCCTCTACGTCGATGAAGAACCCTGACAACTCCACCCCGTCCACGTACCCGAGTAGATCCGGGCCCATGTGCCGAGCTTCGAGCCGTCGTCCGTGGAACTCCTCTTTCTTCACCAACTTGCGTTCTAAAGCCATTTCATTTCACCTCAAAGAGTTTGTTGTGAGGGTGTGCTCGCCCCGTCGAATCTGACGCACCGTTGGCACAGAGAGTCCGGTGGCGGTGGAAGACTGCTGTATCGTCCACCCATTCAATGCGTGCGCTTTCACTCGGTCCACCAATGCAGGCGTGACTCGATATCGCGGATCAGCGGTGAGTTCCGCGGCCAATTCTTCCAGCACCGCCAGCACCTCACCTCGGGTCCTCGCCGCACGCGCCCGAATGAGGTTGCGATTGATCAATTTTTCTCGGGATGCTATCGTGCTGTATTTCGATGCAGGCATTACATTGCACTCCTAATCTGTAAAAATGTTTCGTCCGTTTTGGGCATCCACATGCCCTCGTTTGTATGCGGATTCCAACCCAACTCCATGCTCCAATAAATACGCCAGGGCCGCGGCTCCCGCGTGCAGATCGCACAGCCCCTTGCCTTCGAAAATGAACCGTGCTTTGCGCTCACAGTGCATATCGGTGCGCCCCGCTTGTTCGCGCCAACGCTGCCCCTGTTCAGTGACTTCGGCCTCGCACGCGGGGGCCCGGGAGGGGGAAAGTTTAATGCGCTGCAGCTTCATTGGCGCGCACCCATGCGCAAGCATTGCGTGAACTCCGCCCAGTCAACGTGATTGCGCCAAAATTGGCTCGCTTTCGCGAGCAGTACCGTTTGCGTCGAGTGGGGCTTATCGACGTTGTGCACCGCATGGTACGTATTGAAGAGCAGATACTCTCGGCCCACCCGCACGAAAAGCCAGCCTCTACGAAACTTTAAAAAGAGCCGCTGCAGGTCCTCCAATCCAAACTCCGCAGGCGTCGTGGCTCGATGTGGCCACTTGTCTAGTGCCTTCAGCTCAATCCAAATATTGCCCGCTCCCGGGAGCCAAGCGCTAAGGTCCGCGATGCCCGCGGTGAATCCGTCTGCGTGTTTCACGGGCCACTGCCATCGCGACTCCATCCCGCCCAAGACGTAATCAACTAGGGTTCGCTCAGCCATTTTGTGCGCTCCACTTGCAGCATATTGAAGTCAGTCACCACCTTCCCCGTCACCACCATCCACTGCCCGATCGGCGCCCGCTCCACGATCGGCGCCCCGAGCGTTGCATATCGTTTCGCATTCACGCAACACAACACCCGGCCCGAGTCGTCCTCCAAGTTGAAGAGCAGCATGTCCCGCATGTTGTCGGGGACTCGTTTGCCTTTGCGCTTGACGAGATACTTCTCATCATTCAAGTCGCGCAGATTCTTCTTAATGATGCGCCCGAGGACCGCGAATTGTTGCATCGGATTGCCCGCCACAACGCTCGCACACTCGTGCAGCTCGCGTACGGTTTTGAAGTGTTTCTCCGGGTGCGCATACAGATCGCCCCAGATCCGATGGGCAGGGGCGTAGTCTGCGAACCGGGAGACCCCCGCCAGCAGTGTCTTGTGCCGGGCGCTGAGGGCGATGCCGTTGGCGCGACGAATGCAGATCTCCCGCGCGGTCTTCGGGCCACACCCCTTCAACCCGGTGAGAGGGCCGAGCAGCCGTTTGCCTTCGAACTCCCACCGCTCGGTGCTCTTCTCCGGGTCCACCGGCACGAACTCTATGCCGCTGCTCTCTCGCATCAACTCCCGCAACGTGCCGAGTGTGGAATCACTCTCCCCGGTGGAGGCTTTCGCGTGCCGAAGGTTGGCCACCGCGAATTCCAACGGGTGATGCGCCTTCAACCACGCGGTCCAATACGACAACAGCCCATAGGCCACGGCGTGCGACTTGTTGAAGGCCCATGAACCCATCGTGTTGACGGACTTCCAAACCTTCTCCGCATCCGTAGCGGCCAGCCCCTTCGCCTGCGAGGCAGCAATGAACTGCTTTTCATACTTGGCGAATGCCTCATTGCCTTTTCGCCCCGACATCACCTTGCGGATCGCGGATGTATCGGCCCATGAAAAATCCCCCATCTCGCGCACCACGCGCATGACGGTTTCCTGATAGATGATCGTGCCGAACGTCTCTTCAGTGAAGGGCCCGAGCGCGGGGTGCAGCGGGTTATTGGTGCCGGTGTTCTTCCCCTTCACCCATCGTTCCGTCTCCCCCGAGGACAACGGCCCCGGGCGGGCGAGCGCCGTCACAGCGGCCACGTCCTCGAAGCGATCAATAGTGAATTGGCGGGCGACGCTTTGCAGCGCGATGCCTTCGAATTGAAACACCCCGGAGTACTTGCCCGCATTCAACATATCGAAGGTATCTTGGTCCTCCAGCGGCAGCTCATACAAACTCAACGGATCGATCCCGATCAACCCACACGCCTCCTCGATCACGGAGAGCGTCCGCAGGCCCAACGCATCGATCTTCAGGAGGTTGATAGTCTCCGCGGTCTTCTTCTCCAGCTGACAGGCCCCGTCCCGCACGCCACAAAATTCATTCACCGGTGCATTGCAAACCACGATCCCTGCGGCATGGATGCCTGCCGAGCGCGCATGATCTTCGAGCCGCGTGGCGACCCTCAGCAACGGATACTTCGCCACCAAGGCCCTGCCCACCTCCATGCCGTCCAACGAGTCCGCCAGACACGCACTCGCCCGCGCGTCTCCGGAGGATCGTTCAATCATGACGTCCTTCAACTGATCCAGCTCGAAGAGGGGGACGTTGGCCACCTTGGCAACATCCGTCAATGCGGAGCGTGGCTTGTAACGGATCACCGTGCCGATGTGAGCGACGTTGGCCGCCCCATACTTTTCTCGCAGATATTCGATCACGGCTTCACGCTTGACGTCGGGGAAGTCAATGTCAATATCGGGGAGGTCCGCGCGGTTGACGTCAATGAAGCGCTCGAAGATGAGCCCATGGCGCAACGGGTCGATCTCCGTGATGCGGGTAAGCCAACACACGACCGAGCCCGCGGAACTTCCGCGCGCGGGGCCCACAAGCATGGAGCGCTTCGCGAATTGCAGCAGGTCCGCGATCACTAGGAAGTAATCCGCAAACTTCTTCTCCGCGATCAACCGCAGCTCATATTCCAACCGGGTCTTGTACTCCTTGCCGAGCTTTCGGCGGCGCAGCTCCGCGGTGGCCAGGGCCTTCAATTCGGCGTCCGGGTCTTTCACCGGGAATTTAATATTCTCGGCCCTGGGCAGCGGCGTGTCGCACCGCTCGATGAGGGCTTTGAGCCTCTCAATCCAAGGCGCCAGCGCCCCTTCCGCAATCAGTTCCTCGGGACTAAGGATGTGGGCGGAGCCGGTACGGGTGCGGGCGGCTTTCCCCAGCATGAGGGCCCATGCCTGGGCGTCCTCGGGGGCCGGGAAGAGATTGTCCGAGGAAGCGATCGAGGTCGCCTCGCTGGCCAGCGACAGCCCCGGGAAGAAGCCCTGGAGGGCCTTGGGGAGCGAGGTTCGGCCCGCGGTGACCACGGTCCAATCCGCACCCCCCGCGCGCTCGGGTGTCAATGCGCCTGCCGCGATCGTGGCATATAGCTCCTTCAGTCCCGCGGGGGAGTGAGGGATGACGATCGCCGGACGGCCTTCATATTGGAACCGGGCGCCGAGGACGCCGTGCTTACCCGCTTTCTTACACTCGGTGGCGAAGTCCACGTGCCCCCAACAGTTGTTGTCCGCGATCACCCCGCCCCACGCGGGCAGGCGGGCCACGACCTCTTTTATAGGGCCGAAGACCGCGCGGAAAGAATACTCAGATCGGACGATCATGATTTTTCGATTTCCTCCCAATCCCACTCTGCAACCGCTTCGATGGAGATGCGTGCGGTGCTTACAGCAATCACTGCCGTTTGTACCGCGGCGGCAGAGTCGTAATCTCCATCCTTGTTGAGGAGCGTTACAACACGCACCAAGTCCGCTTCCATGGCACGCATATGGGAATCAAGCGATTTCACCTAATCTCTCCTTCTCGGATCGCGCACCGTGGTGGCGCATGAATTGGGGCGGTGAGGGTATTTGGCCGCCCCACAGTTGCAAAGCGGATACCGGGTGCGGTCTTCCCGAAGTTGTCGATTCCAATCGATCCCCCAACTAGGCCGCTTGCAACACCGGGGCAAGCGCAACATGAGCCCCGGTTGTTTCGGAAAAGTGGCCCGTTTCCAGCAAGCCCAGCATCGGCACCTCCAACTAGAAAATCTTTTTGTGACTGCGGCATGAGAGTGTTTAACGGTGAGTTTTCTACCCAAGTTATGCCCACACCGGGAAAAAGGTGAACTGTTCCGGCTCCGTGAACAATTCCCCGTGCCACTCGCACCAGTGGTTGGACTTCCGGGCATTGGGCCCTGCCAGGAGGATTTGCAAGTTGGCCGGAATATTGAGCCCGCATACCCGTTTGTGCGTGAGCGGGATGATGTGGTCCAAAACGTATTGCTTGCCCGTTTGTTCAGTTTTCTCCTTCGCCAACTTTCCGAGTCGGCGCAACTCGGCCAAATTGACCCAGGGAGGTGTCGCCATGACGCATTGCACGATGTAGCTGCGGCGCGGGTGCTTCGTAAGCCACGCAGGTTCCTCCCCTTTCAGCAGCCGCCCGCGAAGTTTGAAGTTGGAATATCGCAGCACCGTCATTACTCCTCCAGCAGCAACGATTTGTAAGGGGCGTGCGATCGCTTTTCGAAACGCACTGGAGCCGTCTTGAGCATCTCCAGCGCCAGCTCCCCGGAGCAATAAGCTACGAGATGGCCGTGAGCCTTTTGAAAAAAGAAATAAGCGTCTCCAGCATGTTTCGGGGTGCAATGATCCGCGGCATCCACGTCCAACCGGATGCCGCGGGATCGATATCGCTCGTAATCAGAAAACTGCACCACGCAACGTCGCCCATCTTCGAGGAAATAAAAGTAAGCCCCTCCATTGGTGTCGGGGATCTCTTCGATACGGATCACGAGGGATGCCAACCGATCGGCCACGATGTGTTCAGGCAGTTGGACCATTGCATGCATGTTCATATATTCCTCTGAAAGATGGCCACCGGAAAGCTAAATTAGAGCGTTTTCCAACACTCGATTAGCCTCCGCACGTCATCCAACGCCCTGTGCGTTTGTGCCACGAAGGCGTCCGCCTTGATCACCTCCCGGCTCCAGTTCTCCAACTTCTTCCCGCCGCTGAGTGGCACCGTGTCGATCTGTTTCGAGGCGTAAGGGAAGCGGTGCTCCCAACCGCATCGACGCAGCTCGAACACGAGGCACCCTGCATCGAAGGGGTGATTGTGTGCCACGGAGGAGTTGTCCGGATCGGAGCGCCAGAAGTCGATAATCTCGGGCAACTTGGTGACGAACTTCGGCGCCCCCACTAAGTCCCCGTCCGTCAGTCCGGTGATCTTCGTGATGATGGCCGGGAGGGCCATGCCGGGGGAGAAGAGAGAAGTGAACGTGGCGCGTTCTTCACCATTCACCAGCAACACGGCAGCTAACTCAATGATGCGCGGCTGTTGTTTCGGATCTTCGATCCCGGGCAGCAGCAGGCCCGTTGTTTCTGTGTCCCAAAAAATCATGGCATCGTCTCCGGTAATTTAGCGAAATACATAACTCCATGCCATTCGGCATCCTCAGCATCCAATCCAAACTCCCCGTATTCGTGTAACCGCCAATGTTCTCCATTTGCATCGGTTTTCCACCGCACGCACACCATGGGGACGTTCTTGTCGTCCAGCGTCAGCACCGCCTCATCATAATCGGGCAACGGCTCCGGACCGCCCACGGGGTGAAAGGTCAAGGTGAGTGCGTTCATCCCTCGAACACCTCTCTCCACCGCAGCCCCTCTTCGAGCGTGAGCCGCTGAATCAACTTCAGCTCCGCTCCAATCATTGCCCGGGTGTTCAGGATGATGTACCGGTAGCGCCGGTCTGCGCAGCGTGCGTTGGTATGTTCGATCGTCACGACCTCCTGCAACGTTTTGTAATTACGCTTCCACTCCTCGATGGCCCCGGAGTCTTGCAGGTGCATGCCGAAGTGAGAGGTGTGCACGCAGTCGCATTGTAGCCAATCCAACCGGTGCCAGTTCCACCCATCGATGTACGTGAGTACCTCGTGCTCCAGGCGATTGGGCCAAACGTTATAAGTGAAGGACAGTTCCGCTTTGTTGCGGATGCGCTTGCCTTCATCATCGAACCCAACCGCGGTCACCGTGTCCATGGCATCGAAGCTAGCGCCACCCATCTGGAAGAAGTGGCGAGCTTTCGTGTGCGTGGCCATGTCAGGGGTGACGATGGCGATTTGATCTAGTTGTATTTTCACGAGTTGACTCCATCGGTGCGGGAATGAATCTGCACGGCCATGATGCAGTAGTTGGCCATGTCTCGGTAGGATTCCAGCAGCCCTGCATCATCCTTCCGGAGGAGTTGCTGCCGCAGCCGGATGTATTTCCGATGCACATCGGAGAACAGCATCCAGCGGTTGAATTCAGCATCCGTCTCCTCGTAGCGGGACTCCCCATACTCGATGCACTTTTCGAGCCGGATGTAAGCGAGTGAGGAAAGCGTTATTTCGAACTCGACGTGATACTTGAGCCCCTTCAGCTCCGCACTCACGAGGCGATCTGCGAGTGCCTTTTGCACAGAATATTTGAAGGGAGCGCCAGGCGGCTCACGGATAAGGGGCAGCTGAGCCTTCGCATCCAGCAGCGTAACGCCAACCAGTTGCCGAGCCAAGTTGAAAACTAACTCGGTTCCGCCATTATGAATAGAAGCCACCCGGTGCGTTGTTCCGCCGTCCCCCACATCATCCGCGATCTGAATAAACGCGGTGTTGTGCTCTTTGTCGTGAGTAACTTTCATCCCTGCGGCCCTCCATACGGGAAGACGCACCCCGTAATGAAGGGGTGGTGCACCGGGCGCATCAGCTCCGCGATGAAAGCGGCCAGGGCCTGTGGTGGGGTCTCGACGCCCGCGGGCAGTGCTGCGAGTTGATAGCGCTTCGCCTCCTCGGGCGTCCAGCCTCGCATGTCGCACACTGCGGCTTCAATTTCGCGGCTCATTGGCGTGCCCGCGAGCTTGTTGGGGTTGACGGCGAATATGCAGTAGTCCTTCAACTCCCGGGCCATCTGCCGCGTGATCATCTCGGCGGCTGCCTTGGAAGCGTTGTACGCGAGTGAGTGTGTCATCGGGATGTGCGCCGCGTTGCTCACCACGTTGCAGATGGCGGCCCCCTTCGCCAACAGCCCTTGGGATCGTAGCTCCCGCACCACCCACACCAACGCGAACGCATTGACCTGCATCAGCTCTTCGAGCGCGTCCAAATGCAATCCGCTGAATGGCAGCAACAAATTTGCCCCTGCGCAATTGATCAGCCGAGTGACCGCCATCGGCAACTGCCCAGCGGCGCTATCGATAGATGGGAAATCGATGAGATTCACCCCGGTCTCATTCGACCAATTGACGGCCCCTGGGAAATGCGCCATCACCACCCTCCCGAGCCCTCCCGAACCGCCAAGGATGAGCGTATCACGGCATTGCCGCGGTTGCTCTTCCGAGGCGCAATCTTGCATATAGTCACGAGTCATTTCATGTTCCTTAAAAGTTTGTTTATGGGGGCAGCGAACTAAAAGTCACCCGGGGCGACCTGCGCACAAGTGATCCCACGACGGCGCCACATCGCGACAACCTTGTCGCGATCGTCAAACACTATGTCGATTTTGCGACCGTTGGCGAGTGCTTCGTCCAACCACTTCATCTTCAACTCGTCATCCGGGGTGTAGTCCCCCGTCGCCCGCATGCGCAAAAGGATGCCATAGGAGTCGATGTAAGGGGCGTGCTTCAAAAACCAATGGCGAGTCTCTTTGCGCACGGACTCTTCCCGCCCGCTCCAGATCTGCACCTCGTGGTTGGTGCGCACCATGGAATAAAGGACCTTGAGCACCGCGGGCTTCGGCGTGTCTTGCACGCAGGCCTTATAGAAGGCGGTCCAATCGGAACGTGGTGCTGTCACCAAGTGCCTGCGATGTTCAATATCGCACAGCGTGCCGTCGAGATCGAAAATGATCATTGTGCTTTACCCTTTTTTAAAATGGAAGGTCATCGAAATGGCTGCAGTCTTCCCCGTGCTCTCCGTCTTGGCCGCCACACTCGTCACAGGCCACCTCCACCGGAACAACCACCTCCACCGCCATGCCGTCCTTCGCAACCGGCGCCGCATAATGGCGACGGGTCCAAAAGAGCATCTTTGCCTGCTCACGGACGTATGAATTTTCCATCGCGGGCAGATAGACAGGACACTCCGCTTTCCCGTACCGCGGGAACGCACAGGTGCCTTCCGAGACGCAGTGCACCTGGATGAAGTCTTCGGCCCACGGGTGCACCTCGATCACCGCAGCTCGCATCGCGCGCATGACGTCCTGATACTCGCCCGTCACCCGGGTGCAAAGGCGCACCTTCGCCGTGTCGTGGAGCGTGCGAAGGTTCCACTTCGCCATGATGTTCGTGAGGACGTTGGTCGGCAGTAATCCACGGGCATCTTGCACCGGCACACCGTCATCAACCAACGCGCCATAAGCGGATTTCACCCCATCCACTTTTTCATTCCAAACTTCCATACGCACATCGTGATCCCTCACACTCTCCGGCATCAACACTTCCGCATGCCGCGCATCAATCACGCGCATGGACTGCTGAGCGTAAGACCCTATGCGTGTGCGTACGAACTCGTGGGTGAAGGCGCGCGTCACACCCTCGATCTGGAACACGTAATCGATGAACTCCCAGGAGGACTTGATGCTTTGCAGCATGTAGTTCAAGTGCTCGCGCTTCTTCTCCTCCGTCCACCCCACGGGGTCTTCCTCATAAGAGAGGCGCGTATTCTTCGTCCGGAGCAGAAGGTTGAGCGCATCCGGAGTGTGGCTTATCAGTGTGACTTTCATTGCATTTCTCCAACAGGGTAAATTATAGGGATATCATTTTTTTTGGCCTTCGTAACCATGTCCGTGGTGCCGCGGCCGCCTGGCAGGGCCACAACCAACTCGGGGTTTAGCAGCAGCATGGCGGAATTACGTTTTGGCCCAGCAGTACGGTCAGTCACTCCACCAGGGAACCACAGTGCATCCACTTGCGCACAATGCACCAAATTAAGTCTACACCAACGTTTGGCCAATGCATCAGCCCCCTGGGCACCACCTTGGATAACGATGAGATTGTGTTTGTGCTGCTTTTTCAAATTGTCCAGTACAGGGAACAACCGTTCCCAATCATTGCATGCTCTTCCGCCGCAAACCAATACCCGCATTTCATTTCTCCTTCAGGCATTAACTCGGAAAATGTCGTACGTCCCCATGTGCACCATGGCACGGATCTTGAAGAGGTCTTCCATGACATCGTCTAGTAGTATGTTCCTCCAAGTGGCGAAGCGCCCGAGAGAAAACACACCGAACTTGAGGGTGAAATCAAGGAGCAGCTTTTTGCGCCGATCGTCCGGTAAAGGCATGATCTTCCCATAGCGCTGGGACACGGTTTCAATCTTCTCGATCCCGTAGTAATTCAACCCCAACGCATTCACCGCCTCATCCCGGTCCTTCGGCCCGATCGGCGTCATGCCCTCCAGCATCAACAACTCCCCCGAAAGCGTCGCCCGGTAAAGACCCAGGCCCTGGGCGGGGAAATAGGTTGTGGCGTACATATCCGAATCCGGTACCCGGTACCGTTCCACATGGATCGGCGCACTGGTGAATTGATCAACGACCTCGATGCTACAAATCTTGTGCAGGGCCTCCAGGGGGAGCGTGCTGACGATCGGCGCCCCTTCACGCACCACTCCTTTAACATTGCCGAAGGTATTGGCGGTGTACAGAATCTCACGAGTGATGCCGGTGATGGTGGTGCCCCAATGGATTCGCCCCTCGCACCTTGCGGCCAGTAGCTCGTGCAAATTGTCCGGCGCAATGAACCGGTCTACTGGCGCCAAGTCCCCGATCGATCGGGCCATGAGACGCCCAATCACCTTTTGGGAGTAAAGGTTCGCGGCCCGCGGCGAACACCAGTTGTAGCTGCGATCTTCGAGCCAGACGGCCTTGTTCACGCGCACGCGCTTGAAAGGGATGCCGAGTGCGCGGGACACTTTATCATCGCGGAATCGCAGCACCGCTTTGTGCTGTGCATGGGCGCCCGTTTGCACCTCGTAGATTTCCGCATCCCGCTCCAAGGCCCCGGCCAAGCACCCCGCGAGTCCCGCGCCGAGAATGATCATAGCTTTGCCACCTGTTGATCCACTTTCCAGATCATCATCTGCGCGGCGCAAGCGAACGCCTCTTTGAGCTTTGCGCGCTGCCGCGTGTTCAGATCGCCTTGGTCTTTCATCTTGCGGTTTTTGTAGGCTTCCGCCCACGCCAGGACGGCCACGGGCGCCGCTTCGTCGTTCGCCCGCAGCACGAATAACGGCTCATCATCCCGGGCCATCGTCAGACAGCTCGGGCCTCTCAACTCGTCGATCTTTTTCATCGCTTCACTCCCGCTCGCCACAGCCTCAGCCGGGCGAGTAATTGGTTGTAGTCTTTGCGCAACCGACAAATTTCAAACTTATCTATGTAGTGCGCACCCCAGAAGATCGGGCGCCAGGGGTCAAGCGCATCGGCCCGCTCCGCGGCGCTTACCGGGCCATCGCACCCGTATCCAATCCCAACGCTTGTATTCTCGGTGCCGTCCAAAGCGAATCTCCTTCCAATGAAACAACTTGCCCCTGCCGAATCATCCACCCGCCCCAACGGACGCAGAAATAAAAACGGGGCAGCCACCCGTAGTTGGATGACTGCCCCGCGGACTTCACGATGCGACCACTTTCACGTATCCCTTCGCCTTCAGCTTCTGCACGCACCCGAGGACTTGCGCCCGGGTCATCTTCTCGAACTTCTTCTCCAGCGTATCGAGAAGGATGCCGTTGTCGCCCGCCTTCTTCACGGCGGCAAACACCTGCGATCGGGGCGACTCCGCGTTGAAGCGGATATCGTCCTTGCGCCCCGCAGCGGTCAATTCGACCTTCATCGCCTCTCCATTCACGCGAGGGGCACGAGCGGTCTTCGCTTTCGGGGGATTCTTGGCCTTGCGGCCTTTCTTCGTCTTCACGGGTTGCGTCTCCTGTTCAGGGGTTATGGTTGGTTTCAAAAAATCGCCCAGCACTTCCGCTGGGCTGGGTTCGAGTGCCGGGGGCGGCTGATTGTTGAGCACCTCCATCACTCGCTTATGGGCAGTGGATCGATCGGCAAAACGGGTGACCGGTTTCACGCCCGGGGTTGCGTTGAAGATGCGCACGAGGTCCGGCCCACTCAGCTGACTCAGATCTCCATCAACGATGGAGTAGGCCGGGGTGTTGGCTTCGTGGCACTCTTCCGCTGCGGCGCCATTGTCAATGAAGCGGCCCAGCACCGCGTATGTCTTCATGCTGATCACAATTATCGACGACATTGCATTCATCTCCTTCTTTCAGGGGTTCAGTTAAAAACTACTCGGCGGCATTACGTCGGCAGCATAGTTCGCGTAATAGCGTGCCGTGTTGGACTCTGCCGCGCTCACCCGAGCGCGTGCGCGAGCGGCAGCAATTTGCTGCTCTCCGATGCGGTGCGCGCAACAGGACGCGGACCCTGTGCCGCCGTACATCTGCTTGCCTGTAGCCACCTTCTTCGCGTAGCTGGAGGCGCCGTTGGCCTTCGAAAGGCGCCCAACTTTGACGGTTTCGCGATTGCGTTTCATGACATCATTGGTCTCATCAGTGTGCGCACATTACGCACAGACGGGCCTCGCGGCCCGTTTCGACCTCATCGGGGGACCTCTCGTTGCCTACGGATGAAAATTTCTTCTCTGTCGATGATCACCTCTCGGGCAGCGATGAAGTGCAGTTTCACTTGCTGCCCCTGGATGCTGGCCACTTGAATTCGAATCACCTCCCCTTTGCAGGTTATGAAAATTGACTCTCCAACCCTCCGACCGAGGACCAGTCCTTCACTTTGCGTTGCCATCGCCACTACTCCTTTTGTCACCAGTAAAGTTTGCCGGGATTCAAGTCCGTGAGCATCCCCACTACGTCGATTGGCACCAGGGCCTTCAACCGATCGTGTTGCGCCATGGCGGTGATTATCGCCTTCGCGGGCCACCCCTCGATAGGTGCGTTGGCCAGTGCATGCCAGCACTCGAACGTCATACCGCGAGGCGGGGTGATGTGCGCGAGAAAATCACGAGCCTCCTTATTCATGCCCACGTCCAAACGGATCACTTCCGCATTTCTCGACATTGATCGCGCATGCAGGTTCAACGCCGTCAAGTCGATCTTCCCGGCTCCTTTCGGGAAGTAATCCTCCGCATTACCGTGCCGATACACGACCAACGCGGGCGGCGCCCCTTCGTATGACCAAAGAGTTGGATCGAGGATCTTTGCAGAGCGAAGGTACGGATTACCGATCACCACCCAGGAGTGCTGGCCCATGATGTGACGGTGAAACCCGCGAGCCACCCGCGCCTTGTTGCTCAATAACCCGGTACGTACGAGCGCGAGAGAAGCGGCATGGCATTGCCGGGCCCACATCTCCAGGCCCCCGATTGCCTCAACAAGCGCGTTTTTCGAAAGCCGTGGCTTCATGGCGTCCCCTCCGCGTCCGTGCGTTTCAAAAAGTTCGTGCGCGGGTCCTTCGATGGCGGCCAAGCGTGATCGCGCCTCGAATCGCTCGCGACCTCTTCCAACGCGACAATGGCTTTTTGCACATTGAGTGCCTTTTCGCCTTCGAGACAATCGTTGTAAGCCGCTACGAGCTTCGCCAGATCCTCTCGCATGTCGGCCAGTTTGCCTACGACCGTTTTCACAGTGCCTCCACCCGCTGCGTGATGAACTGCAGCCCGTTGCGCCAATCCGGCTGTGCAGGCATCGGGGTTTTATCAACCCTGACAACCGCACAGACCGCGGGACCGCGCGGCGTATCCGCCACCAGCAGCGCCCCTGGGACCACTTTCACCCCACGGCGAATCCCGTAGGTGTACACCTTATACAGGTTGTGGCCTTCGCCCCCGAGGAATCGCACCCCGATTGTGTTGTGCTTGAATTGAGTTCGTTTCATTACATCTCCTCCATTTCATTTCATGCCCAGACGGCGCCTCCTTCGCGCCGTTTCGCCGGAATCTCACCGGCTCATCAGTGGGTTCACTTCCCGTCACCCTCCTTCGCGGACAATTCGCTGCGGCTCGGGGTTCCAACCCAAATGCCCGCAGCGAATGCCAGCACTACAGCGGCCAGGACGATGCTCCAATGGATCACGCGGCCTCCGCGATTGCCCGCCAATCGGTCTTCGGCAGCTCCAGGATGCGAGCCCCGTCCACCTCCAGCTGCGTCGCACGCTCGTAGGAGGTCTCGTCCTGCGACTGCCGCGTGATGGCGTTCATCAGCCCGTAACGAGAAAGGTCCCCGCCTTCGATGAGGTGCCGCAGGATACCTCCCGCCGTTCCTTCGGTGTACCCGAAGTGCTTGGCCGTCACCTCCACGACGGAAGCGAGGTTCTTCGCCTCCAGACGCTGTTGCGTCGCGTCACGCATCTTCTCAACGAGCTTCTCCAGCACGTCGCGGGTGAGCACGCCGCGCACCGTGTCCTTCACCTTCATGAAGAACGCGGCATCGTCCAGCTGCTTGGTGCGATCGGAGTACAGCTCAAAAGCGTCCTCCGTCTCCGAGGCGCGCTTGCCGACGTGATAGCGGCGCTGGCCATAGTCCGGCGACACCATGCCGTTCTTGCAGATCAACCGGTAGATGAGCGGCGCCACCTGCAACGCTCCAGAGCCAACCTCCGAATTCGACACCATGATGCCGATCTGCACCGGGTCACCCACCTTCACCTCCGTCTCGATCTTCGGCAACACGGCCTTCAAGTAGAAGCGCCGCTCCGTGAAGGAGGTGGATTCCACCCGGATCGAGTCATGGCTCATCAGCTCCGGCAGCACCGCCTGGGCCAGCTCGTAGTTATCGAGCGGGCGGTAACGATCGGAAAGAAAGGCCCTGGCCTTCCCGTCCAGCACCCGTACCATGCGGCGCGTGGGCTCTTCCTGGAAGAAGGTGTTGAGGGTGCGAGCATACAGGGCCGGGTGAGCGGTGCGGATGCGGTCCGCGTACTCCCGCGGTACCTTGTAGTGAGCCAGGGCCTGCTCGCGGAAGATCTCGCCTTCTTCGAGTGCGATCGGCTTCGCCCCCGGCAGCGCCAGCTCCAAACCCAGCTTGGCGTTCATGCTGAGCTGGGTGTCGATGTTGGCCACAAAGTCGCGCTTCGCAGCGTTGCGACGGTCGAGTTCAGTGGCCATCTGGGTCAGGGTCAAGTCGGTTTTCATTGCATTGTCTCCAAAAAGTTAGGTTTGGTCTCGTCAGTGCGGACCTTATCCGCAGACGGGCCTCGCGACCCGTTTCGACCTTTAAAAGAATCGGCTCCTGCGCAGACTTCCTTGTGCCCGCCGCGTGCTGAGTGTATCCCGGGACTCGTGTGCGCGTTCGAGTCCTTGATTGTAGAGATCGAGGAAGGGCTGCAGATCGGTCATGCGTGATTCACGCAGATAAACCTCGATCTTCCGGCGCACATGCGGGCCGAAGCCCACCCGGACAAGCTGCCCGTCCAGCGTGACCCCGTATGAACGATCGGAGACGTTGCGCCGTGTGCCGCTCTTAATCAGCAGTGTTGTCACGATCCATCCAAAGCGCTCCGTGTTATAGAGCGTGAGACTTCTCGGCTGCGGATAAGCCAGCAACTTGTTCGCCTCGCGCCACTTATCGTAGGCCGCAACGCTCTTGTGAGGGCAGCGGTGCTCCAGGTCTGCTGCCGTAATGCCCGCGGGCAACGCGATCTCGGGAAGTTTGGTTTTGGCTTTCATTTCATTCGGTCTCATCAGTGACGGCATTTACCGCCAGACGGATCTCGCGACCCGTTTCGACCTCATCTCAAGTAATGGACACACGTCGCCAGCTCCGCGCAGAAGATCCCCAGCAGGATAAAAGCCAACACGGTTCTGGTCCATCGGACAGTGCGATGCTTCATTGTCATTGTCATTCTCCTGATCTCATAGAAGGCAACTCTTCCATCACCTCGGTGATCGATTTCACGGCCCCGTACCGTTGATAAGCGGCCCACGCATCCGCGGCCACCCCGGTGTCTCCCGCTCGCGCCATCCAATACTTGCGCGCACTCGGGGACAACGCATTCCACCAATCCATGCCGAGATCCTCCACGGCGAGCGTCATGCCCACGAAATGAGGTGAAGCACGCAGGCGACGGGCTTCACGGTTTGCCGCTTCCGGGGTGGTGAATTCAAAAGCCCCGCTGCTGAGCGCCGTGTACCCCTCGTCACCGTCCTTTCGGAAATACCAGTACGCGCGGCGCTGGGCGTCAACACATTTTATCTTGATGCTCATTGCATTGGTCTCATCAGTGCTGGCACTTCACCAGCAGACGGCGCGTCAGCGCCGTTTCGACCTCGGTGTCATCGCGGCTCGCAGCGCCGCATCGCGTTCGGCCTTACGCGCGTGAAAAGCCGCGCGTCGGGCTTCATGCTCAATGCGCGTGGTTTCGGCGCTCTCGGGCGGCTGAGCCGTGGCCCGCTCGAAGAGTTTGAACAGATCGTCAGCGAGGGTTTTCATGACCAGCGGTCCACCATTTCAGCCATCTGCGCATCAATGTCAGCTTCCGCGAACACATCGACCTCGGCTTGTGTGCGGGTGCGTGGTGGGACAAACACGGCCTCTCCAACCGTCATCATTCGATCCAGCTCCGCGCGCCGAGCAGCATTGAAGCGCTGAATGGCCACCAGCTCCGCGGCCCTGGCCACCTCAACCATCCGCTCCAATCGCTCGCGCTCCTGGCGAACAACGGTGACATCCTCTCTCAACTCGTTAAGTGTCATGGCATTCGGTCTCGTCAGTGACGGCACTTTACCGCCAGACGGATCTCGCGACCCGTTTCGACCTTTTCAAGGCGGGCATTCGAGCAGCGTGCCCGTTTTCCCGTTCTCATCCGGACAATCCACGCGCAGCCCCCAATTCATGCGCGCAATGATCAGCACGGCAACGATCGAGAACACGGCATAAGCAACCGTCTTCCACTTGGCAATTCGAGCTTGCACCGCGTTCGCCTCCGCATCGGCCCGAGCGGCCAACCTTCGAGCGCGACTCTTCAAGGCCCCTGCCCGCATGCAATCGAACTCATCGTATTCCTTTTTCTGGATCGCATAATCCAGGGCCTGGGACGTAAGCCCGAAGCGCTCAGCAACGCGCGTGAGCAGGGCCTCGTAAACTTCCTGCTCCCGGGTGGAGTTGGCCGGGCCGCTCCACTCCCCACCATCAAACTGCGCATCTGCCTCCGCGCCAATGGCGAAAGATTCCCCAATCGGCGCCCACAGCCGCACCATGGCCTTTACCGCGAGCTTCGTGCGGTCTGCCGGCCAGTTGATGGTGTTGTGGCAAACAATCCGTTTGGTAACTATCATTTCATTTCTCCTCGGTCTCATCAGTGCCCGCACTTACGGGCAGACGGTGCCGGAGCACCGTTTCGACCTCTTCCCTCAACCGCGCGCCACTGGTAAGTTTACATCCAGGAGCTTCTCGCGTGCCAACTTGATCTTCGCCTCCAACCGGTCCAGCTCTTCGTACATTCCCTGTACGCCCCAGGCCGGGTTGCAGCGTGGATCGGCCTGGATCACGCTGATGGCTACGGATGCCGCACGTAACGCGGTTCGCTTGCGCACTTCTTCGCGCGCCACGTCGATATCCGTGCGCAGTGTTTCGCGCCCATGGGGACTGGAGACTTTGTCCACCGCGCGCCCCTCTTTATCGAAGCGCTTGGTGATCTTCCCGCCGTCCCCGAGATCGCGAACCGCCACGACTTGCCCCGTGGGCGTGATCTTCGTCACTTTGTATCCGAAGACGATGCCGTGATAGCCATCGACAGCAACCTCTTGATCAACTTTCACTTCGTTCATTGCATTGCCCCTTGAAGTTGGTTTGGTCTCGTCAGCACCCGCTTCACGAGTGGACGGCGCTCAGCGCGCCGTTTCGACCTTATGCGCGTAGTTTCCGGATGGTCTCTTCGAATTCGCGGATGTGTTCGCGAGGAACAACGATCGCAAACTTCGCGACCTGCCCCATGTCGTTGACCATTGCGGTGGAGGGGATATCTTGCGCAGCTATGCGGTTGGCCTTGCCCTTTTCAATCAGCAAGTCTGCGGCCACTTCTTCTATCTGCCCAAAGATGGAATAAACCTCAGTTCCAGAACGTTTCATGGCGTTGGTCTCATCAGTGACGGCATTTACCGCCAGACGGGCCTCGCGACCCGTTTCGACCTTTGTCAGTGTGCTGCTGGAATCCAAAGAATCCAATGATCGGTGCAAGGTGCCCAAACGCGCCCCAGAGGATCGGTGACATACATGTCCGGGGTAGAAGTGCCGGAAGTCTCTTGCGTTTTCGCTTGGCTCATCCGGGCAGCCAGCTCACTGTCCACGCGATAAGCGCCGATCCCTTCGAGTTGGACAATAACGTTGCTCATTTCATACTCTCCAAGAGTTGGTTTGGTCTCATTCGCCTTAAATCTTTTCGACGCGGTACACCTCGTGAGCCCGCAGTGAGTTCCTCGCGGACCAATCCACCGTTACCCCGTTCACGACCCCGGCCAAGTGCCGGTTCGTGCGCATCAGGTAGTTGGCCCCATCTGCCCAGACCTTGTTGAAGCGAGTGGGGTGGTGCGTCGTGACGTTCTTTAGTCCGGCGTGAACACCGGGGTAGCGGCGGATAAAGCTCTTGGGCGCAATGTTCGTCACTCGGAACCCGAGCGCCTTGGCAGCTTGCGCGGTGAGGTGGAAATAAGTTCCTTTGCCGGGTTTACGGCCTGCCGCGGCCAAGGCCGCGAGACACCGCGCGTAGTCGATCCCCGTCACTGCGCTCAGTGCGATAACCGCACAATCACGCTTTTCGTTGTTGGCACGAGACTTCGTTTGCAAGGCGCAATACTCGACCGGGGTGCGACGAGCGCGGATCGTTGCTCGACGCTTAGCGGCGGCACCGACGTAATCCCGGGAGGGCTTTCTTGACTTCGACTCGGGCACTGAGTCGCGAATCGCTTTCTGCGTCTCGGACGAGATGCCCAAAATGTTCATCACGGTCGGCGCAGGCGTCGTGGCCTCGGTATATGCCTTCACCCCTTCCGCGGTCATCTGGACCGTTGCCTCGTTGCCCGCACCGCCGCAAACAACGAAGCCTTTCTTTACGAGGCTGGAGACGACACCGGGGATCGACCGCAACTTCAGGTCGGAATTGTCCCCGATCGTGAACGACCAAACGGTTGCGGTCAGCGAGCCGCTGTCGTTGTATTCACTCTTCACGATCGCGGTGAGGGCCTTCAGCTCGTTCGAAGTTAGTTTAGACATTTCATTTTCTCCGGGGAATAAGTTGGTTTGACTCGTCAGTGCTGCGGGAACCGCCCAGCCAGCAGACGCACCCCGAAGGCTTGCGGCCTTTATGCGTAATCGCGCGGGGTGCGTTTCGTCTTGAGTCCAACTTGCTCTCGGCAACGGGCATCCTTTTTCCCGTATTGCCCGGAATCGTCCGGTTGGGTGCGAACCGTTTCGGCGTCATCCCTCGGTTCTCCGGTGCGTTAGTCACCTTGCGGACCTTCGGGGCGCCCGGCACGGTCTGCCGGGGAAGAAGAGTATGCCTCGAAGTGCTGCGCAACGGCAACATATTTCGGCATCTTTTTCACGCCCCAGATCATATGCTTACGTGGCTTTTAGACCTCCGCCCCCTCCCCTTCTGCCGTCTCCTCGTCATCCGTCCGCGGACGGGCCAGGAGCTTAAACTCCTTGGCCACGGGGATCGCGGCGCGCACCTCCGCGTAGATCGCCGGATTGGAGTGCCGGGTGACGTGCGTCACGGTGAGCGCGAACCAGGAGTTTTCCCCCTTCGTCCGCAGCACCGTCCCCAGCCGCCAGATCTCGGACGGGGCCACCGGCGCCTTGTTCTCCCCTACCCGGGCGGAGCGCAGCGAGATGAGTGAGTTCCACTCCCGCGCGGCCTTCAACTGGCTCTTCGTGAGTGAAACCAGCAGCGGCTCGGATGCCGTGCCCGTCTGCGAGTCCACGATCTGGCAGTAAAAGTTGCGGTGCTCGGTCATCTCCTTGTCTTCTTTCGTGATGGCCCGGTTCTTCTCATCCCGCTCCAGCCCCTGGAACTCCATTACGGCGTCCGTTGTGGCCTCGAACTCGGTGATGAATCCCCCGCCGTCCTCGCGCTTGTTCCAAACACACATCGTATGTGTCCGCCGCACCACAGAGACGTCGATCGTAGCGGCCAGGGCCTTGGTGAGGGAGTTCATGAGCATCCCCGGGCGGGCCTCCTCGATGAACTCGGGCTTGCCTTGCTGCACGGCGGGCGAGAGGGCCTGCAGAATCACGAGGAACGGGACCGCGAATGCGCCCGCATCCACCCCCTCGTCGAACCCCGCTCCCGCATCCGCACCGAAGAGTTGCTCACTCACCGCCTGATCCACGGGCGTGGCTGGAGGGGTGGGTTTCACCGGAACCGGGGCCCGGCTCGCGGGTGGTGCGGGCTTCGCAGCCGTCTTCGCGGGGGTGGGCTTTGTTGCTTGTTTCATAGCCATGGTCTCTCATCTCCTTTCATACAGTTTTTGAACATGATCGAAATAAATTTTCAAATCTCGCTCCTCTTCCGGAGTCAATTCACGATCGATCCTGCCGAGTAGCCAATGGAGGTCTGTCGGCCAATCAATCTTGCGCAGGTGCGGCGGGTCCACCAGCTCCTCAATCCAGGTGACCCCCGTTGGCTCGCACACAATCACGCCATCCTCACGCAGCAATCCATACTGACGGCTCCCGATACGGACAAGGATTAACCGTTGCCCGCTCGGGAGCTTCTTCAGCCAAATGCCCGTGACTTCTTCCATCCCCTCGTCTCAGCCGAGCTTCGCCAGCTCTGCGTTGATCTCCTCCTCGGACATGGTCTCCAACTTGTTCTCCCGCTTGCGCTCCAGCGCGGCCTGGAGGCGTTCGCGGGCGAGCTTGCGCCCCTTCGCTGCGACGGTTTCCGCGTTCTCCTTCATGCGGGTGTCGATCACGTGCTTGACGATATCGAAGCGCAACTGCGTGATGGCATCCGGAGTGGCCGCAGCCTCAACGAAGGAGGTGACGTCCGCCGTTTCGCGCAGCTTACTGTGCAGCCTCAAGGCGATATCGTCCAAGTTCGGACGGTTGATGAGCT